GAAGGAGAGACTTGCTGATCCCCGCGCGGCGGACCGAGAGATTCGACCCCGCCCTGGGATATCTCTTACGACGTAAGCTATCTCGGCCGTCGTCGCTTAGCGTCGCTTACGATCTCTCGTTCTCTCGTATCGCTTACGCTAGAACGTATCTCGCGAACGTCTCGAAGCTAGCTACTCTCGATCGCGAAGCTATACGTATCGCTAGCTTTCTCGACGTCGAAGCTAGCGCTAGGTTTCGTCGAATCGTCGCTAGCTTTCGCGCCTCGTGGCTTAGGCCGAGCGTTCTAAGCGATCGAGATAGCGTCGTCGCGTCTCGTACGAGCGTCGCGTCTCGACGTCGTAGCGTCGCTTAGGCCGCTCTCTACGCTAGACGAGCGAGCGAGCGCGTACGAGTAGACGTTCGACGTAGACGAGCGCGTAGCGTCGAGATCGAGAGCGCGACGAAGCGAAGCGCGCGTCGAGCGAGAGACGATCGAGCGCGCGTTCTAGCGCGAGCGCGTAGAGCTTCGAGATCGCGTCGTCGATCGAGAGCGAGCGCGTAGCGCTACGAGAGCGCGTCTAAGCGACGCGCGATCGCGAGACGAGTAGACGTACGCGAGCGAGCGTCGATCGCTTAGAGACGTCGAGAGAGCGCGAAGCGAGATCGCGCGTAGCGCTCTCTAAGCGACGTAGAGACGTCGAGCGCGCGAGCTAGTACGAGAGACTAACGACGTATCGCGCGACGCTTAGACGAGCTTAGACAGCGAGAGAGCGACGCTCTCGCGTCGCTCTTAGCTCGCTCGTTCTAGCGCGATCGAGCGCGCTAGACGATCTCGCGCGCGAATCGTTCTAGCGCGTCGTTCTCTTCGATCTCGTCTACGTCGTAGTTCGCGTCGTAGAGAGCGAGCGACGACGTATCGACGATCGCGCTAACGAGAGCTTCGCGCTTCGCGATACGTCGCGCTTCGTCGCTCTCGTAGTCGTTCGCGTCTAGCTCGCTCGCGATCGCGCTTTCGATCTCGCTCGCGTAGAGATCGTCGAGCGCTTTCGCGACGTACTCGCGCACGACTTCGTCGCTCGCGCTCTTTCGATCGCTCTTCGACTTCGAGCGCGACGCGAACGACGTTAGCTTCGCGACGCGCTCTTCGTCGTTCTCGATACGTAGCGCGTCGTCGAAGTCGCGAAGCGAGACGCTCGACGCGCTCTTCGTCTCTTCGCTCGTCGTAGACGTCGCGTTTAGCGCGCGAATCGTCTCGACGTACTCGACGACGACTTCGCGAACGACGTCGCGCTCGTACTCGTTCTCGATCTCGCGCGACGCTTCGTAGACGACGACTTCGAGATCGTCGATAAGCGCTTCGACGTCGATAGCTACGTCGTCGTCGTTCTCGAAGTCGATCGCGTTATCGAACGCGACGTCGTAAGCGTATTCGACGTTAGCGCTCGCGATCGCGCGAGCGAACGAAGTCGAAGCGCTCTCGCGCGTCGCGTCGTCGTCGCGCTTCGTCTCTTCGTCTATCTTCGCGTTCTCGCGCTCGATCGCTTCGAGAGCGTCGCTCGCTTTCGCGTCGTCGCTCTTCGCGTCGTCGTCGTTCGTCTCGACGAAGTAGAGAGACGCGAGACGTTCGCGCTTCGCGTCTACGTCGTCGCGCGCTTCGTCGAGCGCGCTTTCGAGATCGTCGAGAACGAGCGCGTAAGCGTCGCGCTCTTCGCTCTCGTCTAGCTCGAACTGTCGCTCGTAGACGACTTCGCGAGCGCTCGTAAGCGCGTCGAGACGATCGAGCGCGCGATCTCTCGCGAGCTTCGTACGCTCGACGTCTCGCGCGTTCTCGATCTTCGCTTCGATCTCGATCGCGACTTCGCGCTCTTCGTCGCTCGCGACTTCGAGCGCTCGCGTAGCGACGTCTCGCGCGCTCTCGCGCTTCGTCTCGTACGTCGTCGCGTCGCGCTTCGCGATCGCTTCGTCTACGAGCTTCGAGAGAGCTTCGTCGTCGAAGTCGATCTCGCGTTCGCGTAGCTCTTCGCGAGCGACGCTCGTAGCGAGCGCGTCGCTTACGCGATCGTCGTTCGCGACGATCTCTTCGACGACGTCGAACGTCTCGATAGCGCTCGCGAGAGAGACGTCGTTCTCTTTCGCGTAAGTCGCGATCGCGTCGTTATTCGCGACGTTCTCGCTTTCGTCGTCGTCGTCGTCGTCGAACGAGCGCGTCGCGCGCTTCGCGATCGAGTCTCGCGCTACGACGTCGTAAGAGCGCGCGTCGTCGTTCTCTACGACGACGTACTCGCTCTCGTCTCGCGTAGCGTCGAGCGCTTCGTCGTCGTCGCTCTTCGAGACGAGCGCGACGCTCGCTTCGAGCTTCGAGATAAGCGCGCGAGCTTCGTCGAGCGTCGTCGAGTCGTTCTTCGTCGTCGTCTCGCTAACGAGCTTCGCGAACGAATCGCGCTCGAAGTAGACGCGCGTCGTCGTCTCGTTCTCGCGCTCTTCGCGCGTCGTCGTCTCGTCTCGATCGTCGTCTACGTAGACGACGCGACCGAGAATATCGTCGCTCGACGTCGTTACGTACTCGTTAGCGCCGTAGCGCTCGTAGTAGTCGCGCTCGAAAGCGTCGTAGTAGTCGCGCTCGATCTTCGAGAGCGAATCGACGAACTCGAACGAGCGCGCGAACTCTTCGCGCTCGCGCTCTTCGATCTTACGAGCGACGATCGCTTCGACGTCGCGCGCTTCGTTCTCTTCGAGCGCTTCGTCGTAGACGAGCGAGATCGAGACTCGTACGACGTCGCTCGCGACGCTAACGAACGTCTCGCGAGAGACGAGATACTCTTCGCTCGCTTCGTTCTCGCGAGCGCTCTCGACGTCTACGACGTCGAGCGAGCGAGCGACGAACGCGAAGATATCGTAGTCGAGCGCGTCGTCGTCGAACGTCTCGACGACGCGAGTAGCGAGCGAGACGATATAAGCGTCGTAGCGCGCTTCGTCTCGCGCGTACTCTTCGACGTCGAACGTCGAGAGCGCGTCGCTCGTCTCGTTCTCGAACGCTCGCTCGCTCTCGCGCGCGAACGCGATCGAGCGCTTACGCGCTTCGTCGATCTTCGCGCGCGTCTCTTCGAGCGTCGAGTCGATCTCGCGTCGCTTCGCGTCGTTCGCGATCGCGTCGCGTCGAGCGAGCGAGCGAGCGTCGCGCTCTTCGCGCGTCGTCGCGTTCTCGTAAGCGCTCTTCGAGACGATCGAGCTAGCGAGCGCGTCGCTCTCTTCGAGCGAGAGCGTCGCTTCGTCGTCGTCGCGCTCGTTCTCGATCTCGAAGTCGCGAATCGTCGCGAGAGCGACGTAGACGCGCTCGAAGTCGATCGCGTAGCGCGAGTATTCGTAGCTCGCGTAGACGCTCTCGAAGATCGAGAGCGCGAGATCGAGAGCTTCGACGCGCGAGCGCTTCGAGACTTCGCGCTCGACGTCGAAGCGATCGCGAGCGACGCGACGCGCGACGTTCGTAGCGTTCGTCGCTTCGACGCGCGCGCTCTTTACGACGTCGTAGACGATCGCGAGCGAACGAGAGAGCGCTAGCTCTTCGTCGATCTCGCGATCGCGAAGCGCGTCTAGCTCGCTCGCGAGAACGTCGAGAGCGTCGCTTCGATCGAACGCGCGATCGAAAGCGTCGAGATCGCGATAGTCGATCTTCGACTCGTTCTCTTCGCGCTCGATCTCTTCGCGCGTCGCGCGCTCTTCGTCGCTCTCTTCGCGATCGAAAGCGTCGTCGCTCTCTTCGCTCTTCGCGTCGTCGAGCGAAGCGCGAGCGACGCGAGCGAGCGCGTCGTCGTCGAGCGTCTCTTCGACGTAGCTCGCGACGTCGCGTTCGACGCTCGCGAGCGTCGCGAGATAAGCGACTTTCTCTTCGATCTCTTCGTCGAGCGCGCGAATCTCGCGCGAGAGATCGTCGCTCGCGCGACTAGCTAGCTCGCGCTCGACGCGCTTCGACGCGATCGAGCTTTCGACGTCGAAGCGCTCGACGTTCGAGAGCTTCGCGACGTTCGCGACGTACGTCTCTTCGTCTACGATCGACTCGCTAATCGCGTCTACGTCGTCGTCGCGAGCGTCGCGCTCGTTCGACTTCGCGTAGCGCTCGCTTCGTAGCTCTTCGATCGTCGCTTCGATCGCGTCTCGCGTCTCGTTCTCGTTCTCGATCATGGCTCGTCTCTCTTTCTCTCGTTCGCTCGTCTCGATACGAGCGACTAACGAGAGACTAGCGAAGTCGCTAACGAACGTCTAGCGTATTCGCTAACGAAAGCGTTAGTTCTAGCTTACGCTTCGCGCTCGTACGTTCGAGCGAGAGACGAGCGCTTAGAGAGAGCGCGTCGAGCGACTACTAGTAGAGAGCGCGAGACGAGCTAGCGCGTCGTCGATCTTCGAGCGCGTCGAAGTCGCGTCGAGCGATCGCGACGTCGAAGCGTCGAGCGCGCGAGATCGTCGAAAGCTCGAAAGCTCGCGAGACGTCGAAGCGAGCGAAGCGCGCGATCGCGATCGCGACGTCGAGCGCGCGAGCGTCGATCGAGACGAGCGCGCGAGACGCGGGCAAGGTCCAAGGTCCAAGGTCCAAGGTCCAAGGTCCAAGGTCCAAGGTCCAAAGGTCCAAGGTCCAAGCCGACTGTCAGTCCGAAGGTCCAAGGTCCACGGAAGGTCCAAGGTCGATCGCGGCTGCCCAGTTACGTTGCGAGTCGGAATCGTGGATCGTCAGGCCCGTCGTCTCGGCGAACGCGCGTCCCAGCTCTTCCATCGAGTGGTAGTGCTCGTCCGCTCGATCGCAGATGGCGCAGCCGCTCCAGGACGTCTCGCCGACGACGCGGAGCTCAGTCACACGAACCTCGGTGGATCGCCGACCGCCACGAGCCGGTAGTGATCGTCGCCGTCTGCCGCGTGCTCGAAGCGATAGAGAGCGGGCGCCGTATCGGTGGGACGGAGCCAGACTCCGCCGTTCGGCTCGCGCTGCACCCAGGCGGAGTTGCCCGCCCATTCGAGCCAGTCGTGGCCGATCGTCACGTGGCGGGGCCAGGGCTCGGACCGCCTGAGGAGGACGGCGTAGGGACCGCGGTGCGCGAACTCGAACTGCAGGTCGGGAGCGAGCGTCATACCAGGCTCCGTAGGCGGTAGCGATCGAGGACGCTGCTCTCCAGCGGCAGGATCGTCGCGTGGACGGTCGAGCCGTTCGACGAGCGATCTCCGTAGGTGACCGAGTAGCTGCCGATGGTCTCGGCGCTCGCTGCTCGTCCATCGGGATTCGCGACGACGCGAGACGCGATCTGGAGGACGACCATCTGCAGGTCGTCGGGGAGCGCTTGGACGCCATCGGGAGGAGTCTCGTCGGGGAGGACGTAGCCGTGACTGTAGGTCACGAGAACGTTCTGCCTGCCTCTCGTCCAGCAGCCCTCGTTGTGCCGGTACAGGATGCCGTTCGGGAAGTCGATCGCGTAGTCCTCGGTGTCGACCTCGTCCTCGTCCCCGTCGGGATCCACGTAGGTCACGGCGACGTCGTACACCGGTAGCTCGGGCAGGAGGAGGGCCTCTCCTCCGCTCCCGTCGATCGTGAGTTCATCGTCCTCGACGTAATCGAACTGGCGATCGCAGTAGCCGCGGACAGCGGCAGAGGCAGCTTCGAGCGAGATCGCCTGCACGAGATCGGTCGGGTCGTACGTCGTGCCGCGCATCGCCGCGAGCGCTTGGGGCGTCGCGAGCGTCGTCATAGGGTCGCTCCGTTGCGCGGGGTGCGCGTCACGATCTTCGGCTTGGTGTGCTGCCAGCAGGTCGGGTTGGGGTTATAGCGGGAGAGCTGGAATCGGCAGCCGGCGTAGACGCAGATGCGCCCTGGCACGTAGGTCGTCCGGCGCTGGGCAGGCCAGGTGCGATCGGCGAGCTGGCCGCGCTCTCGTACCTCTCTCGTGATCTGCTTCACCTTCATGCCGAGGCCTTCCTACGACGCTGGGCCGCTCGCTGGCCCTTCGAGACGTTGCACTCGTTACAGGATCCCGCGAGGTTCGCTCGATCGAACGGGTCGCCCCCGTCCGTGAGCTCCGTCAGGTGATCGACGACGACCGACGGGCGAGAGCCGCAGTGACGACAGACCGGCTCCTCGCTCAGTACTCGACGCCGCAGCGCCTTCCATCTCGGCGACTTGTAGACGGCGTGCGTCGGGTCGTGGCGACGCGGCTGCTGGGACGCTCCGTGCTCTCGACAGCGAGAGCGACCGGCGATCGCGAAGCCCCCGCAGCCCGGCTGTGCACATGCGCGCTGGGCTGCTCGTGGCATACGACCTCGCGGAGAGGAGGAGAGTGGAGATTAGGCAGATAATAACATCGGTGTCATTCGCGTCCAGTGGCTCCTCGGTGCTGCGACCACCAGGGGTCCCAGGCGACGGCTCGACGTCGAGCGACGACGCGCGCCCAGTGTCGATCCACCAGGCGCGCGTCGTCGGCGATGCACATGAGCTTGACGACGACGAGCTGCGCGACGAGCGAGCAGAGGGAGACGATCAGTATCGGCAGCATCCTCGCAACGGCTCCTTCAGCAGCTCTCGGACCAGGCTCCGCACCCGTAGCGCTGCATGACGAGCGCCGAGACGAACGCTGCTGTACGAGCGTCGAAGCGATCGCCGCTGCCGTCATACTCGGGTCGAGAGTTGGAGAGATGGAATCGCCGTATCAGGGCGGGGTAGCGATGTCCGGGCCAGCTCGAGGCGAGCCACTGGTACAGCCCGCCTGCAGTCGAGCTGGGGTTCTGCGCGCCCGGCTCGTACCCGCTCTCGCGGTTCGCGATGTACAGGGAGATCCCGATGTCCGAGACCTGACCTGCTCGTCGATGCGCGCAGCGGATGAGATCGCGAACGCGCGAGTCGGCGCCGAACGGACCCATCCTGCACTGGCGTCGTTCCCACCTGGAGTAGTCGTGGTGCTCGTACGCCGATGCGTACGTCGTCGTCATCGCTCCGAAGAGCAGCCCGGCGACGAGGGCGAGGGTGAGAGAGCGTTTCAAGAGTGGCACCTCCGTGGGTCGTTGGATCGCGCGACTTGCGCGACCACGGCGAACGGTGTGGTCTGTGTTCGATCGCCTCCCCTCGTTCCACGTCGAGAGCTATCGCGCTCTCGGGATGCGAGCACGATAGCAGAGACGCGCTCGAACGTCGAGAACCGACGCTGCTAGCCGCTCTCTACGACGACTGTTTCGCGAGCGATCTCGCGAAGTGGCGGAACTCCGCGTGAAAGTCGGGACAGAAAGTTAGCGGAAAGACTAGACGTAGCGTTAGCGCTTCTGCTACGATGCGTCTAACGCAATAAGCGAACAGGGCAAGCGCCGAGAGAGACCCTCCGGACCTCGCAGAACAGCCCTCCCGAGCTAAGGGAATCGAGGGGCCTAAAGGCCAACCTCAGCGAGTACGCGCCACGCTCGCCGAGACCGCTCTAGCCGTGAAGCCTCGAGGACGTCGAGAGACGAGCCGGGATACCGGCGAGCGCCGAAGAGAGAGCGCGTCCGAGCGGGTCCGAAACTAGCCACCAGCGATCCTGGCAGCGTCGCCGATGGAGCCGGAGAACGACCCGCAATAGTTCGTTTCAACTTCGAGAGCGCGAGCGCTAGTCGTTCGCGCTCTCTGTAGTCGCAACGAGCGACACGCTCTTAGAGAGCGAGACGGAAGGAGATCGAGATGACACAGACCGCAGAGTACCGCGCAGCGATCGAGAGCGTCCCGAACGCCGTACGCGAGTCGGCCGCGATCCTGGACTACACCGGACTCACGTGCGTCGCCGAAGTCGCCGACTGCGCCCACGACCAGCTCTGCGAGTACAGCGTGTACCTCACGCCCGAAGAGCTGGCCGACCTCGACGCCGCCATCACGCGGTACGTGCTCGACGTGTTCGGCTTCGATCGCGGAGCGAGCGACGGCAGCGACATCACGATGGAGATGCTCACCTACGTCGCAGACGGGAAGAGCGTCCCGCCGATTCTCCGCTAGCACGGTCCAAGCTCCATCGAGTAGAGAGGAACGAGACGATGACCACCTGGACGAACTGCGAGCACGAGGACGACTGCACCGCCTGCAACCCCGAGATCGAGTACGACGTCGAGACGCGAGACGAGATCGACGACCTGCTGGAGAGCGCTCAGGACAAGCTCAACGACGCGCTCGAACTGCTGGAGCGGGCCGCGCGTAAGTCCGAGGACGCGGGACTCACGGTCCACGGACAGCTCCGGGCCTACACGATTCCCTGGATCGAGACGTGGAAGGAAGATCGCGACGGCTACCAGCCCGGCGCAATCGACCGCCTGCGTCGTGAGCTCAACGAGGAGGAGGACGAGCGATGAGCGAGACGTTCAGCGAGTACCGCAGGAGCGAGATCGAGAGCACGATGGAGGACGAGATGACAGACGACGCGCAGATTCCAGTCCAGGTGTACCGCGACGGTGAGCCCGTCTCACCCGCGTTCGATAGCGAGCTGGAGGCTTACGCGTGGCTGCATCGCCACCAGGGACAGAGCGTGTCCTGGGCCACGACGTACGAGGGCTACAGCATCCAGGCAGCCTGGATGCTCACCTGCTACCTCTGCGACGTCGCGAACGTCGAAGGCGTCCAACGCGTCGTCGTCAAGGAAGGTCCCGTCGTCGACCGAGCCGACCCTACCCAGACGTACATCCTGGAGTGCGGGCACGTCGCCATCTGATAGCACGGCCCAAAGGAGGGGATCGAGCATGAACGACGCCATTCGGTACGAGCAGGACGAGGACGGCACCTACGTGGTCGTCGTCGAGCCAGGCGCAGAGGTCACGCGGCAGTTCGAGGTCGCCGCGTGGTACCAGCGCATCGTGCTCGACGGCGGGCGCTACCCGATGCGCAACTGGTCCAGCTTCGAGATCGCGAGCCTACCGGGCCACGTCGTCGAGACGCATACGCCCTCGCTCTTCGGCGGGGTCATGACCGGTGGCGGCGACTTCCAGAAGCCCGTGGACGAGCCGACGACGTACTCGCTCCAGGTGTACACGTTCATGGTGCGAGACGCGATCGTTGGCCACTCGCTGATCGAGCGAGGACGCTACTGCGGCTGCGTCGAGCACGTCGAGACGACGTACGCCAGCGCGACGTACGAGAACGCGCGGATGGAGAGAGAGGGAGCACGATGAAGGTTCGAGTCTCGTTCACCGTCGAGATCGACCGCGAGGCCTGGTCGATGAACTACGGCACCGGGCTCGACGCGCGAGCGATCCGAGAGGACGTACAGAACTACGTCGAGAGCGGCGCTCGACAGCAGCTCGAAGAGGTCGGCGTGCTAGCGACCCCGCTAGACGCTCGTTAGCGAGTCTGCTATCCTGAGCGCACGGACAGAGAGGAGACGTTATGAAGTACCGCCAGCTATTCGTCAAGATGGCGATCGACGGCACCGTCATCTGCGCAGAGACGCGCGAAGATACCCCCGTCGGTCGAGGCGAGCTTGAAGCGTTCGCGTTCAGGTTCCTCGAGCGACCCGAGATCGCGTCGGCGTGGATCAGCGCGCCGGTCGAGCGCATCGCGCAGACGCCGCGCGCGACCCACTAGCGGCCCAAGGTCCAAGGAAAGGAGACGTCGTGAAAGGGATCGAGCAGTGCGTCTGGGTACTCGGGCGCGAGCAGTGCGAACAGCGAGCCACGTTCACGATCGCGGGCGAGGGAGCCTTCGGTCGATTCGACCCGTACGGAGCTCCGCTAGGACGCGCGAGCCACTGTTACGAGCACGCGTGTCTCGCGTCGTTCCGGATGAACGAGCGCGACGGGCTCGGGACGTATCGAGCCGTCCAGATGGAGCCGATCGAGGAGGGAGCACGATGACCAGAAAGGCGGTTCGAGATCGCCGCGCGCTCGAAGCCGAGTGGCGGTGCACCGATGGTAGCGAGAGCTACTACGGCTGGGTGATCTCCCAGCTGCTGACAGCACGGAGCCAGCTGGACGAGCGCGGCGCGATTCGTCGCACGTTCTCGCGATCGAGGAAGGAGGCACGATGAGAGACGCCATAACGGTGAAGGACCCGAAGTGGACGCTGCGCCTACACGAGATCGAGGGCCACGGCTACTCGTTCGAGGCGAGCGACGGCCAGGGCAAGTTCCTGGGGACGTTCGAGCGCGTCGAGGTCTATCGGCACGCGACGTACGAGGCATCGGGAGACGAGGAGAACCTCGCACCCGACCTGGTCATCGAGGCAGGAGACAAGCGATGAATCGCACGCGGTCCAAGCCGGTGCACACCGAACAGCCATTCGCACGAGGCGTCGAGGTCGAAGTCACGGAGGAGAACATCCGCCCGTGGCGCGGCGTCGTACGCGCCGTGAAGTGGTCACACCTGTCCGGCTGGTGGGTCGAGATCGAGCGCGACGATGACATCACGCTCTCGATTCCCGCGGGGCAGGTTCACACGGTCCAAGATCCCGACACGGTCCAAGGTTGAGGAAGGAGGGAAGATGCAGACAGAGGTACGACACCCGCTCCAGACGCGCTACGGCCTGACGTCGCGAGAGATCGACGTCCTAACCGAAGTCGCCGAGGGGCGCACCAACCGGCAGATTGGCCGGGAGCTATACCTGGCGGAAAAGACCGTCAAGGTTCACCTGCAGAGGGTGTACCTGAAGATGGAGGTCACGAACCGCACCGCGGCCGCGATCACCTACTGGCACACGATGCACCCGGAGCGCGTCGAGTGACGCGCCACGACAACGATAGGGGAGAAACAGCTATGAGTATGCCACCCGTTCCACCGATGCCAGCTACGCCCGCACCTGAGCCGCCGAAGGGTAGCTCGACGTCCAAGCTCGTGCTCATCGCGATCGCAGCCGCAGTGCTACTCGCGGTCGGGCTCGATCTCGCGCACGTGTTCGATTCCAACGAGCCCGCAAGCGCGGCACCGTCTCCTAGCGAGACGTTCAGCCCGAACCCGCCTAGCCCGATCGTCGATCCCGAGCCGGTGGTCGAGACGAGCCAGGTGGACGAGGCCGTGGACTACCTGCGCACGCAGATGTACGTTGAGAAGTGGTGCAACACGATCATCGACCCGTACATCACGCTCGCGCAGGCGAAGCGCCTCTGGCTCGACGCACTCGAACAGAAGGCCGACCCGAACACGAACGGGGAAGCGTGGCAGATCGCCGCTCGTGACTACCACGTGGGCATGACCGAGCTGTACGACGCGGCCTTCGAGCGCTTCTGTTAGGGGGAGAACGAGATGGATAGGAAACGTCTGGCGGTAGCGATCGTCGTGGGGATACTCGTCGCGGTCGGTCTGTTCCTGCTACTGATGATCTTCAACGCGCCAACGAACCTGCAGGGCAGCTCGAAGGAGGTACCCGTCGAGACGTCGCCGGTCGGCGCGCGCGTCCCCGACACCGACACGGCCCAAGGTCGATGCGGCCCCGCGTGCAAGAAACGACGGTCCAAGGTCGACAGGCCGCTGCACTGGCGGTCCAAGGATGCACCCGTCGCGATCTCGCCGTTCATCGAGACGAGACTGCTACGCGGTGACCAGTGCCAGGCGAAGGAGGTCGAGGTCTGGGCCGACAACGCCACCGGCTACTGGATGTGGACGTACAACATGAAACGTACGGTCTGCTGGCAACCCGGCAGCGACCAGTTCACGTTCAACCGCGTCGTCGTCTGGACCGAGATCGGGAACGACGTCTGGAACATCTGGCAGGACGGCGGGACCAAGAACGACCCTCGTCATCAGCGAGGTCGACACGAGGGATCCGGCGTGCGCTGGTGGTCGATCAGGACGTATCGCACGATGAACATGTGCCTCACGTTCTGCTACGCCGACTGGCACGTGGAAGCCGAGATGAACTTTGACACCGCTGGGGGCTACTCCTGGCAGAGAGAGGGATGATGGATCACGAGCCGAGTTTCTTCACCTGGATCACCAACGTGTTCGCGATCACGATCGCGCTCGCGACGCTACTGGTGCTCACGAATCACTGGGGGTGGTGGGGTTGACCGATGAGTTCTCTCTCGGCATGGCCTTCGGCGCTCTCTGCCTCGGTACAGGCGTGCTGCTCTCGAAGCTTGGAAGAGATAAGGAGAACGACGATATGGCCATGCAGAAACGAGACTTCCGCGTGATCGCGAACGCACTGAACGACGCGCTGAAGAGCACCGCGCCGACGGGAGGGACGACGCGCGCGGGAATCGAGAAGGCAGCCGAAGCGCTCGCCGACTCGTTCCAGGAGCGCAACGAGTGGACCATCGAGGGCGACCGTCGCTTCGACCGCGAGCGCTTCATGACCGCGGTTCGAGAAGGCGCACGACGCCGCTAGCAACCGTCTCACGGATATGCTACCGTGAGCGATCGAAAGGAGGGAAGATGACCAAGAAGCACCCACTGACCGTCGTTCGGGAAGAGCGCGGCCTGAGCGTCCGAGAGCTGGAAGCGGCCTCGGGCGTCCACTGGGTCACGATCCACGATATCGAGGCTGACTCCCGCCCCGGCGCACGCGTCGAGACGTTCCAGCGACTCGCGAAGGCGCTGTCCGAAAGGGACGATGAGATCCTCGTGGACGACCTCATCCGGCCTCTCAAACGGAAGGCGTCGTGATGGACGAACAGTACATCGAGACGCCGCTGTTCCCCAACGAGGCTGTCGATGAAACGCGCGCTCGTGTCCGTACGAGCGATCCCGCGACGAGCCTAGCGGGGGCGCACGACGTCGCCTATCGAGCAGGTAGCCAGAAGGCGCGCCTGCTCGCTGCGTACGTCGATGCGTACCCCGCCGGTCTCACCGACGAGGAGGCAGCGAAGATCGCCGGTCTGTACGAGTTGCGCACCGCCAGCTGGTGGAAGCGTTGCTCGGAGCTCCGCGACACCGGCGAGATCGTACCCACGAGCGAGACGAGGAGGGGAGAATCGGGTTCAGAACGGATGGTCTGTCGCGCTTCGGCGCCCTACTGAAAGGAACGCACATGCAGTTCGGCAACAGCGATTGCGTCAGCGGTTACCCGCCCAGCCCCGTCACCTGCACCTCAACGACGCCCCCGCCCCCGACGGCGGAGACGGGTGCCGATCTCAGCGGCGCGTTCGTCGCCATCCCGCTCTTCGCCGTAGTCGGCGTCGCGGCGATCGCGGCAGCGGCCAGAAGGAAGCTCAGCCGGTGAGACGTCTCGCCTACTTCATCGATTCGCTCAGGTGGAGCTACACCTGGCGAGTCATTCAACCGAACGGCTGGCAGGGCGTCTGCCGCGCTCATCCCGGGCCCGAGTGCGCTACTCGATTCGGCGCCTGGCGATGGAACGCGCGTTGGGCGTGGAGGTGCGCCGGCGAGGACATCCGACGACGAAAGGAGATCGCATGACACCGCTCCCGACCTGCTGCAGCCCGCAGCAGTTCCATTCCCCGTCGGGACTCGCGTGGTTCCACGAGCGCGACTGCCCTATCGGTCGTGGGCAGAAGATCAGGAACGTGGTCGAGCCCGCGAATCGCACGGTCCAAGCCGAGGAGCTCCGCCGCTCGGCGCAACATCAGAGCGAGACGAACCGCGCGGGCGTCGTCATCGAGCTACGGCCCAAGCCTCTGCGCGTCCATCCGGCGTGCAAGGCGGCAGCCGATACGGGCGAGGGAGCGCCCTGCTCGTTCTGTAGCTGGGAGATGCAACTGGACAACGAACAGGCACGCTGGTACCAGGCCAAGCTGGATCAGGAGGGACTATGAGCTATCAGCAGGAGATCGAACGTGGAGCCGCCTGGCTCGACGAGAACGAGCCGGGATGGGAGCGTCGCATCGACGTCGGGAAGCTCCGACTGCAGGACTGCTCGGTCTGCGTCCTCGGTCAGACATTCCTGGAGCAGGCGCAGACCGACGGCTACGCCTTCCCCGCCAACATGGACGGGTTCAACTGGGCGGTCGAAGTGTTCGAGCTACACGGCCGCGTCGCCACTCTCGGCTTCTCGGTCGAGTACGACGACCCCAGGTTCAAGGGTCTCGGCATGCACGATCGAGACGCCGCAGTCGATGACGCCTACGTCGTCCTCACCGACGAGTGGGGCGCGTTCATCAAGGACCGATTCGATCGAGGCGCGCTCTCAGATGCCGAAGTCTAGCTGCGATCATGCACCGTACATGCAGTACACCGAGAGCGCCGCGTGGTGCGACCGGTGCGGCGCTCGCTGGGAGATAGACCACCGCGGGCGCTGGCAGGTAGCCGACTTTGGACGTCCACCTAGCGACGTTCGGATAGGGGAGACGCGATGAGCAGGACGACGGTAGCAGAGTTGGCGAAGCGCGTAGACGCCATCGAAGCGCATCTCGAGGAGATCGCGATCATCCCGCACGTACACGGCCTCGCCTCCTGGGACCACCATCACGCCGAGGGCGACAACTACCACGACCATCCAGTAGAGGAACCGCGCATCGTTCAGGTCAAGTTCCTCTCGGAGTACGGGATCACAGACATCGCGGCCCTCGAGGCTCAACAGGCCTACGACTACATCGACGCGCTCGGCGATCTCGAAGTCGGCGAGCGAGTTCAGGCCGGAGGTAAGTACGGCACGAGGGTAGCGATGGTCGTGGCGGTCAACGGCGAGCGAACCTACGGCGGACGTCTCTGGAAGATCGAGGAGCGAGCATGAGAACGAGCGACACCATCGGCGAGCTACTGGACGCGCTCCAGGCGGCCGACCTGCAGAACCCGGCGAAGTCGGCGCGAGCGAACATCCCCACCAAGTCGGGAGGCTCGTTCTCGTACGACTACGCCGACCTGCCGACGATCCTCGGGGCGATCGTGCCGACGCTCTCGGCGCAGCGCATCATGCTGCTACAGGATACGGTCACCATCGAGGGTCGTACGTCGATCGTCACGCGACTGATGCACAAGTCGGGCGAGTGGATCGAGTTCGGCCCATTAGCAGTTCCACATGCAAGCGACGCGCAGTCGGTTGGGAGTGCCATCACCTACGGCAGGCGCTATCAGTTGCTAGCAGCGTTAGGACTCGCAGCCGAGGACGACGACGGGCAGCAAGCTTCGAGACCACGTCAGGACGAGGGGCGTGAGGGTCATTCGACCGCGACGGTCTCGAAGGCGACGGAGGGCGGGGGGTCAAGCGGGACACCCCCGCCCTCCCCACCGCCCGTACCATCGACCGACCAATCCCAGCTCCAGACGCAGCTGCGTGAGCTCACCGGCTCGGCGTCGAAGTCGCGCGAGATCGTGAACGCGATCATCCCCGAGGGGCAGGCGCCGTACACGGCTCGCACGATCGTGAACGCGACAGCCGAAGAGCTGGAGTACGCGATCGCCGCGTGGCAAGAGGAGCACCCATCGCTCACAGAAGGGAGCGCATGATGGACCAGATTCCCAAGAAGGCGAGGGCGCTCATCAAGGCGGCGAAACAGCACGGCGCGACGATCGAGAACGGCTCAAAGCACCTGAAGGTGTACGACGGGCACGAGCTGGTCGGAGTCTTTCATCGCGGCGGGAAGTCGGGCTATGAGGGTCGTCACGATATGGCTAACGTCAAGAAGGTCTGGCGCGCTCGCGGGTGGATCGAATGAATGCCGGCGAGTTTAGCGGCAAGCTGATCCAGTCTGCGCGCGCGATCTCGGCGGCAGAGGACGAGTATCGCGGAGCGATCGAGCGCTGGGCCACGGCCGAGCGCCTCTACAAGCGCAGGCAGGCGATCGCGACGACGAACGTGACCGAGTTCCGCAACGCGGCGGATCGAGAGGCGCAAGTCGAGCTGCTACCATTCGAGGACAAGCAGACCGTCGGCGATCTTCGCTACGAAGCGCACCTCGCCGAGAATATGATGAACGCTTGCAAGCTCGCGCTCCAGGCCAGGATGCAGGAGCTGAGCGCGCTCCAGTCCTACGCGAGCCTCGCGAAGGAAGAGGCTCGCTTCGATCGAACCGCACCATCGGAGGTGATGGGACCATGATCGGAGCGATGAGCAAGCTCGACAGTTGGATCATCGTGCTCTCGATCTTCGGCGTCGCCGTCTGCATCGCGGTCGCTGTCATCGTGAGCGATATCGGTCACGAGAAGGACGACGAGTGGCGCGCTCGACACGACGACGACGAACAGGAGTAGTATCGTGCTCCACACAGAGAGACGGCCCGACCATCCTTCCGGGGCGATCGGACCGTCTAACGCGGGTCGAGTCTATCCATTCTCCTCTCGCGGTGACAGAGAGGAGCCTTAGTGAGCGAGAGCGTCACCGACCTCGTATTCGCCTCTTCACTTCCGTACGTCGATCGTCTCGCCGCGCTCGTTCTTGCGTTCGAGGCGAAGGACGACGGCACCTGGATCTTCCCCACCACGACCGCTCGACTAGCGCGCATGACGGGACTAACGCCGAACGAGTGGAGACACGCGGTCGCGCGCCTAGAAGGTCGAGGAGTTATCGAGTTAGCCAGCGACGGAACGAGTCTCGCTGAGCTAGCTATCCCCGAGTACCGATTCACCGTCGAATGGATGACGTGGATATCGGCAACTGCGATGACGCCGGTGGCACAGTAGATGAGCTGGGTCCGTCTCGACGATCGCTTCGCCGAGTCTCCGAAGGTGGTCGATCTCAGTGACCAAGCGTTCAGATGCTACGTCGAAACGCTCTGCTACGTCGCCCGTAACCTCACCGATGGTGCTATCCCGCGTGCTATCGTCGAGAGATACGGAACAGCGATAGCAGACGAGCTGACCAGATCGGGTCTTTGGGACAAGGGTCCGACGATCCACGACTACCTCGAATACAACCCGCAACGCGCGGAGGTACTAGCGCAAAGTCGAGAGAAGCACGACGCGAAGGTCAGGGCAGGTCGCAAGGGCGCGCAGGTACGTTGGGGAAAGCAAACGGATAGCACGGCTGTAGCAAACGGGAAGCAACAGCATAGCCCCCTACCCCTACCCCTACCCCAACCCCTACCCGAACCCCTACCCCTACCCCAAGAGCAAGAGCCTTTGAATCTTGTTCGAGTTGCTGCTCATTCCTTCGCCGAGTTCTGGCGGGAATATCCACGTCGGGACAAGAAGCTGGGCGCCGAGGCCAAGTTCAAGGCCGCGGTCAAACGCGGCGTCGATCCCGGTGTGATCATCGCCGGAGCGTCGCGCTACCGAGACGACCCGAACCGCGATCCCCGCTACACGATGCTCCCCACGACCTGGCTCAACAACGGGTGCTGGGATGACGGCCCGCTACCCGCTCGAGGCTCCTCGGCCAAGGGCGTCGGTAACATCCTGGACCTAGCCGAACGAGCCCGTGAGGAGGGCATATGACCACGTCGATCGCCGAAGCACTGAAGCAGCTCGCGATCCTGGCGAGCTATCGCCGCGTCGAGCTGAGCGATCAGACCGCCGTCCTCTGGGCCGAGAGCATCAGCGAGTTCGAGTTCGTCGATATCGCCGAAGCCGTCCAGCTGCTCGGCGAGGGCTCGGCGTATATGCCGACGCTCCCCGACCTGCGCGACACGATCCGAGAATGCCGCAACGATCGACTGCGCAAGAGCGAGCGGCGAGCGCTCGAATCGGGGATGGTCGAGCCCGCTATCACCCTCGAGGAGTTCCTCTCGATGCGGCCCGACTACCGCGCTCGCGTCGAAGCGCTCGGCATGGACGGCGCTCGGTTACGACACGGCGCGGCTCACGGGGATCCCGCGGCACGGGACAAGGCAGCGCGCGCTCTCGCAGCAGCGCAGGAGGCAGCGAAGCCGCTGGAGCCGAAGGAGCGGCTCCTACAGGCCGAGGACAACAAGCAGGAGATGTTCGACGTCGTTTACACGGCATGCGGGGTGCGTGCGGGTACGGCAGCGGTGCAGGACGCCTCAGGCACGTGGGTGTGCCCGCGCTGCAGGAGTCCGATCAAGGACGGGTGCGCACCGCAGCGCGCTCGTGAAGGGGAGGAGATCGACGCATGAGGGAACGACTGCACGAGCGACCCGCGGCGTCACGACGTCGCTACGGTCGCGACGGGAACGGGCGCATGACCTACCAGGCCCTGCACGAGCACTGGTGTCTCAACGATCACGTCATCGGCGTCGGCGAGCTGTTCACGATCACGACGTCCACCTCGGGCGTCACCGGCAAGGTTCGATCCAACGCTCCGCTCTGTCGCGACTGCAGGAAGATCGTCCTCCTATGAGGGGCGCCGCGCAGCTCGGGCCGCGGCAGATCCAGATCCTCGAACTGTACGCACGCGGCGGCAACTCGCGCTCGATCTCCGAGGCGTTGTACATCTCGAACGAGACGGTTCGGACACACGCGACGGCGATACGGGCTACGCTCGGCGCCAAGACGATGGCACAAGCGACCGCGATATGGGCATCTCGTCGAACAGAGGCGCTCCTGCGCCAGCTCGCGCCCTCACCTAGCGGCGTCGTCGTCGCGCTCGCGCAACACCACCAGCTGATCGGCGCGCGCGAGTGCTCGATCTGCGGCATCATCATCGACCGACAGACGGAAGGGACTTCGGTATGACCGTTCAGGACGATCTCACCAAAGCATCCGGCGCTGCAGTGAAGCGCATCAACGACCTCGAAACGGAGCTGGCGACGACGAAGGAGCTCCTCCTCTCGGCGGTCGATGAGCGAGACGCCGCGCTCGAGGAGAACGCGCTACTGCACGACGAGATCGCGCGCCTCGAGGCTCGCGTGAAGGAGTTGGAAGCGCAGCTCCCGAAGGCGCGCAAGCCCGTCCTGGGGCAGTTCTTCCGGTCGGGCGTCGCCGGCGAGGGAGGCGTCGACAACCCCGCCGTCACGATCGCCGAGATGGAGCGCATCAACAAGGACCGACACTGGATGTGGCGCGTCTACCCGACCGCGGTCGGCACCGACTCCGGCGATCTCGCGCGCATCGCGGCCGCGAAGGGTCGCAACGACCCGCTGTACATCTCGACGCATCTCCCGTACGACTTCGCAGCCGTGGCGAGCGGCACCTACGACGCGCAGATCAAGGCGTACGCGACCGGCGTACTGAAGCCCGTCATGGACCTCGGCCTGTTGGCAGCTCACAACATCCAGCACGAGCCCGAGAACGACGAGCTGTCGAAGATCCCGGATGAAGCGCAGCGCGCGGCTCGGTTCGTCGCCATGACCAAGCACGTGATGGACGTCATGGCGAGCGTCGGCGTCACACCCGCCGCGATCGAAGCGCAGGGCGGGCTCTGGACGTGGCCCGCGCTCACCGAGGCCTACTACAAGGACGGCGCGAAGCGCGGCCTGGCGTGGCTCGCGTTCCCTGACGACCAGTTCGGTCCCAACGCGCCCTTCGCCGCCGATCTCTACAACCGCTACGGCTCGAAGAACAAGGATCGCTCCAAGACCCTCGGCGAGAAGTGGCAAGACTTCACCCAGGCCGACGGGAAGGGCATGGCCGACGAGCTGTTCGCTCTCTGCGCGAAGGAAGGCAGAACCGCCGCGATCCTGGAGACGGCGTGGCACGAGGACCCGCGCGACCCCGAATACCAGAAGGGTCGCGAGGCCGCTCAGCAACCGAAGATCGTCCAGGCCGCGAAGGACGGCATCCTCGTCCTCTACTGCCGCAGCAACGTCGATGCGATCTTCAGCGGCACGTGGTACCAGCACTATCGCGTCAGCTCGACGCCGGAGACCGACGCGGCGTTCGCCACGCTCTCGCGCGATTCCGTGTGGCGTCCATGAAGCCGCTCCTCGTCGATCTCTTCTGCTGCGCAGGGGGCGCGTCGATGGGATATCACCAGGCGGGCTACGAGGTCATCGGCGTCGATCTCGACCCCCAGCCGCACTACCCGTTCGAGTTCTATCAGGGCGACGCGCTCGAACTCACCGCGCTCTGGGACGGGCCCGCGAGCGGCGTCGTGACGTTCGACGGTCGACCCGTCTCGGCGATCCACGCGAGCCCGCCGTGCCAGTCGTTCTCCCAGGCCGTCAAGATCAAGAATCGCGAGAACTATCCCGACCTGATCGAGCCGACGCGCACGATCTTGCGCAGTACGGGATTGCCGTACGTCATCGAGAACGTCCCGCGCGCTCCGCTCATCGACGCGATCAAGCTCTGCGGCTCGTCGTTCGGTCTCCCGATACGTCGCCACCGGAAGTTCGAGTCGAACGTCGTACTGATGGCACCGCCCTGTATCCATGGCGCCTACCCGCGCATCTACCCTCCGGCGTGGAACCGCACGACGCCGCTCCGCGTCCTCTCGATCTCGGGAGGCTACACCGGCGCGGTCGATCTCGAAGAGCACAAAGCAGCGATGGGGGTGGACTGGGAGATGACGGGGCACGAACTAAGCGAGTCGATCCCGCCCGCCTATACGCGCTTCATCGGAGAGCAGTTGCTCGCGATCGCCCGCGTATCCACGTCCCCAGGGGAGGCCGAATGAACGAGCCGGACTTCGAGGCGATGATGCGGGCACATCCCAAACACGAACCCGGGGGCCGGTGCTTCGTGTGCTTTGCCGTCGCCCACGTCGCATCCCTAGAGGCCGAGATTGAGAAGCGCGACAACGAATGGCGAGCGATGCTGCACGACAGCACGAAGCTAGAGGCCGAGAGGGACGCAGCGAGGCACAGCGCCGACGCGGTTCACAAGCAGGCCAGCGACAACGCCCGGCGTGCCAGCGTTGCCGAGGCCCGTGTCGTATCCCTCACCGAAGCGTTGGAGGAATCCGAGAAGGGCATCGGGTCGATGCTATGGGTCCTGAACAACACGCAGAACGCCGGGACCACCATGTTCGAGCGGCTAGTTGCGGCGGCGCAGAAGGACGGTCGCGTTGCCCTATCCGCCGCCCGCGCTGCTCTAGCTTCCGAGGAGGGGGAGCCGGAGAAGACTTGCGGCGACACCATCACCGAACGTGCCCTCGAACACCAAACGTTCACCTGCACTAAAGCTACGGGTCACACCGATGCCCATAGCGGCGGCGGTGCCGACTGGACCGATGCAACGCACGCTGACCTACCTCCGTGGCACACCGACCCCACCCCACCGACCTGCCCGACGTGTGGCGAGGTAAGCGAGGACGAGAAGGCGTCCTGGGACGGCATGACCCGTCAGTTGTATGAACAGGGGAGCGTATTCGAGGCGACAGCAGAAGGGCTCAGGCCGAAACACGGGGAGTCCGAACCCTGTCACGACCCCTGGCACACCGTCCCCACCGGGACCTGCGGGGCGGAGATGGTCTGCATGAAGCCTGTGGGACACGACGGCGGGCATCATGCCGCACCCCCCGCCGCGCCCGACCCCACCGGGACCCCAGGAGGCGAGTGGTACGAAGCTGAGAGTGGGATAGCCTTCGTCGCCGCGGACGAACCGCAGATAGGCGACCCCGCGCCCGACCCCACCGGGACCGAGGACGAGTGAAGCGCGATCGAGCGTTCGCACTCGGCTTCGCGATAGGGCTGCTACTCGGGAGTACGATGCTCGCGTTCTGGATTATCAGCTACGGGGTCCTGTACCCGGGGGAGAGGCGATGAGCGAGACGGGGTTCGGCTGCGCTATCAACGAGAGCGGGACGCTCGCGATCTGCGCGCCTCGAGGATTCATCTACCGAGCTGTGAGCTACTGCCCCTACTGCGAGGTTCGTACTCGCCACCTGGTACAGGCCTGGGTCTGGTACGACACGGAGATCGAATGCAGCGGCTGCGGTCACGTATGGGAGGGCGGGTATCGCAAGCGACAGACGAATAAAGCACGCGCGCTCCGTCGTCACGCTTTCCTCGAGCGCTGGAACGCCGCGAGCACGAGAGCCGAAGCGCGCCGCTGGCTCGAAGCGCAGCTGGTGGACGCGTGAAGCGATCGCAACCCATCAAGCGCAAGACGCCGATGAAGGCGAAGTCGAGCAAGAAGGCGAAGTCGCGCCCCGGGAAGCCGTGCTCCTGGTCGCTCGTATGCAAGAACGCGGCGCCGGTCGTCATCGAGGAGGGCGTCGAGCGCTACTGCAAGAAGCACGCTCGCGTCGTCGCTGATCTCACGGTCGGGACGTGGGTGAAGCGCTTCCGCGATCTCCGTTGCCGCTACTGCGGGACCGACCAGGACCTCGAGTGGGCGCACATCCGATCGCGCGGAGCTCACCCCGCGCTCCACTGGTACGTCGGTCCCGAGCCCGACAACCCGGGAAACTCGACGACGCTCTGCCGCGGACATCACTTCGCGTTCACGAATCACCAAGCGCGCTGGGAGGTGTTCGTCGAGGAGCAGTGGCCCGGTCTCTACGGCGATCTGATCGCGCTGGAGATCGAACTGAAAGGCAAGGCGCCCGAGCCCGACCTGGCCGCGATCATCCGCAACTTCAGGGGGAGACAAGCAGCATGACGAACAACGGCGAGACGACGCGCAAGGCGAAGTCGGTGAAGCACCCGCGATCGCCGCGCGTCGTCATGGAGGATCTGATCGAGGTCGAGCGGATGATCAAGGAGCTCCGCGCTCGCTACTCGCACGCCTACGATCTCGCCTACTCGCTCGGCGGGGGAGCGATGGCAGCGGGTGGGAGTCGAACCGATATCAAGTACAGCAGGCCGACCGAGGACGCCGCGCTCGCCGAGAGCAAGGACCGGACGCGATCTCAGGTGGAGCGCGCCGGCCGCGCCGTGAATCGGATGGTCGATGCCGCGCACCAGGCGCACTCGGCGCTCGTCGAGGCGATGCCGGGGGCCGACCCGTACGAGCAGGCCTGGAAGGCGAGCGATGAGGACGCGATCGCGACGAGAGCTGAACGAGCAGAGACCGCACTGAAGCAGGCGCAGCGGCTCGCGGGCGGCGATCTCTAGATGGTAGACACGCGTGAGCTCGGCCTCGATGCGCCGAAGGTCCCGAACTGCAGGTGCAAGCACGACGCGCACGCTCACACGACGAACGCCGGAACATGGGCTATCCTCCAGGGATGCTCGAAGTGCGTATGCATCGGCTGGAGCCCGAAGTGGCACGACAAGATGAGGGGAGAATACTGGCGATGATGGAAGAGGAGTACGTGGGACGATGCCCCGTATGCGGGGATCCCTACGACTACTGCCAGGGACACGGCGAGATAGGCGACCCGCGCGGGTTCGCAATCCTCGCGAAGCACGACGCCGACGATCACAGCGAGTGCGTCGAGGGGGAGAACTGCGATGAGCGATGAGGGCACGGGCGGGATGTTCGACGCTTCGGAGTACGACCGATGGGCCGACGACTGGAAGGGCATGCCGGAGTACGCCAACGACGTACTCGAACCCGACTGCTCGATGCTGGTGCACTTCGCGAGCAAGGACGATCGCCGCGCCTTCCTCATCCTGGTCGGGCAGGAATCGCTCGCGAACACCGATCACAGCATCACGCCGTCGATCTGGTACCCGAAGCTGGAGCACGTGAAGTTCGTGGACAAGCAGTACCGCAGCGAGGAGCCGCAGCGATGAGCGAGAATACCTGGGCCGTCGCGAACGCGAACACGCAGCAGATGGAGTGCAAGCGATGCGGCGCGAGCGAGCCGCTACCCATCGGGCTGCTACTCGTCCAAGCGGCCGACGTATTCGGCGGATTCGCTCGACGACACGACGACTGCCTTGAGGGAGACGATCAGTGAACCCCGTCGCACCGGTCTACATCGTCTCGAAGTCGCGCGCCAAGACGATGCTCACGCCGAAGGCGCTCGACAAGATCGGCGTCCCGTATCGTGTCGTCGTGGAAGAGCAGCAGCTGGAGGACTACGCGCTGTACCTCCCGAGAGAGCGGCTGCTCGTGCTCGATCCCGAATACCAGCGGCAGTACGACACGTGCGACGATCTCGGCGACACGAAGTCGAAGGGCCCGGGTCCCGCGCGCAACTTCGTGTGGGAGCACTCGATCGCCGAGGGTCACGCGTGGCACTGGGTGATGGACGACAACATCCTGAACTTCCATCGCTTCAACCGCAACCTGAAGACACCCGTGGCCGACGGGACGATCATGCGTGCGGCCGAGGTCTTCTGCGATCGCTTCGAGAACATCGGGCAGGCGGGCTTCCAATACTTCATGTTCATCGTCTCGAAGGTCCCGCCGCGATCGCCGTACTACCTGAACACCCGTATCTACTCCTGCATACTGAATCGCAACGACGTCGATTACCGGTGGCGCGGGCGCTACAACGAGGACACGGACCTCTCGCTGCGCATCCTGAAGGACGGTCTCTGCACCGTCCTCTTCAATGCGTTCCTGGCCGACAAGATCAGGACGCAGGTGATCGGCGGGGGCAACACGGAGGCGTTCTACGCGGCCGAGGGCACGATGCCGAAGTCGCAGATGATCGTGGACCTCCATCCGGACGTCGCACGGCTCGCGTTCAAGTTCGGGCGCGACCATCACCACGTGGACTACAGCGTGTTCAAGCAGACGCTGAAGCGCAAGGACGAGAGCGAGCCGCTACCCGAGGTCGATGACTTCGGCATGGGTCTCGAGGTCCTGGAGAACGGCGAGTGGATCCCGCGTCCCGACTACTGGCCGCGCCGCCACGAGGGGCTGCGCAAGCCCGAGATCGTCGAGCCACCGGCGAGCGACTTCACCGGTAAGACCATCGTGGAGATCGACGGCGTGGAGATCGGTCCCGAGCACATGCTCACGCCGCAGGAGGCCAGCGACGAGCAGAGCGAGATCGTCGAGGCCCTGGTGCCAGCTGCCTCTGGACCATCCTGGGACGAGCGAGTAGACGAAGCGCTACACTCCAGCGCAGAGCCTATGGACCTCCTCGAGCTGATCGACGCGATGGAGCAGAACGGTTGACCCTCTCTCGTAAGTGCGCGAACCCCTACTGCGGTCGAGTCTCGCGCGCGAACGCTCGATGCACCGCCTGCTACCAGTTTCAGCGTCGTACCGGATTCGATCGACCCGAGGAGCTCATCGTCGCGAACGGGCTACGGCAGATGATCCGCGAGCTGGAGCAAGTGCGCGGTCGATTCGCCTCCTGACCCCAGACAGCAAGAAGGACCCCCGGCGCTAGGGGAGAACCGAACGCCGGGGGTCCCTATTGTGCTATCGAACGACTGTCGCGTTGTTCTTGTTCGCGACGCTCGATAGCGCGTCTAGCAGCTCGTGCCAGAAGCCAGCCGCCATGCCGATGACGACGCCGCTCAGGATCTGACCCGAGATACCGGCGAGGCGGTCGGCGTTCTCGCTCAGAGCTGGCACCAACTTCAGTACCGCCTCGGAGATATCGAGCTGCCAACCGAGCGCGAACGCCAACCCCACGACGAGCGCGGCGACGTTCCAGAACCACTTCGGTTTGGTGTCGCCCTTATCGACGAGGTTGCGGATGAAGTCCACGACCTTCGTGACGGTCAGCGACAGAGCGCCGACCACTGCAACGACTTCCAGCATGTTGCCCTCCTTGCTCTAGGCGGTGCAGCTGTACCCCAGGTTGCGGAACACCGTGATGATCACCTGAGCGTCGCTCGGGTCGGCGATCTCGACCAACATCGCGCACAGCTGCTCGGCGTTGTTGGTGGTGCGTGCCTGCACTCGCTCCACTTGGGCGGCGTGCGTTCGCTCGTCCTCGGCTAGGCGATGGATGGTACGGGCCTGGATGTAGAACCCCACGGTGACAACGAACACCATGAACCACCAGGCGAACCAGAACGCGCCGCGTCGTTCGTCCGCATCCACCACGTCAAGGTCCCTTCGCAGCTGGGGAGAAGCCGATGAGACCCGCGCCGACGGTCATCGCGGCGGGTTCGTTCTTGAGGACGCCGAGGACGAGAACGGCCGTACCAGCGCATACGGCGATGATCAGCCGTACGCTCTGCCAGTCGGTGGCCACCTCAACCGTTGACCTCTGGGATACGACCGAAGCTGTCGATCCTGCCGCAGTACCACGGGAGGAACATCGGGCGGATGCGTACTCCCACGCCGAGCATCCCGTCGTTATCGCTCATCCAGTTGCCAGGGACGCTCGTGTTATGCGGCTCGGTGTCCCAGACGCGCCCGCCGTACTTGTCGTCCAGGAACAGCGCGACGTGGTGCAGGTCGTCGATGAACACGAGATCGCCGGGCTTGAGCTGCGCGCGAGAGATGCGCTTCACTCGACCGTCGGCTCGCTGCATCGCGGCGTTGTGCGGGAGCAGGAGACCGGTGACGGCGTTCACGCACTGCTGTGTGAGCCACGAGCAGTCGGTCGCACCGAATACGTACGGGGTTCCCTCGCGCGACGCGGCCTGCGCGATCACGAGCTGCCCCTTATCGGTCTCCTTGACCTCCTTGCGCCGCATCAGCATCGTGAACCCGTCGCTCTTGGCCTTTACCGCGAACACGGTCCCGTACTTCGACTGCTTCAGCTGAGGGAAGAGCTTGTCGTCGATCTCGCTCAGCCGACGCTTCGGCCCCTCCTCGCCGTCCGGACGCTCCTTGATCGTAAAGCCCTCGCCCTTGTGGAACCGCAGTCGGTCGAACACGTTGTCGTAGACGTCGCGGAACTCCTTCTTGCCGGGAGACCAGTCGGGATCCCCGTCCCCTACTGAGAACTGATACTCATCACTCATCTCGTTCTCCCCTTCCTAGGGTGCGTTGCCTTGTTGCCCAGACGGGCCGATGAACATGATCTGACAGCGCGCGCTCTGGAGCGCGACGCCCGAGCCCGACTCCTGCCTGCGCCGGAAGCGCACGAGGTCTCCGGCCTGGAGCGTGATGCTCGGCGGCGCGAAGCCGTGGATGGTCGGCGAGCCTCCGACCGCGTCTCGATCGTCTGCCGCTCCCTCTTCCCGTAGGTCGGTGAAGTTGGCGCCGTCGTCGATCGAGCGCTCCGCCCAGATGCGGCGATCGCCCCCGCCTAGTGCCCACTGGATGCTCATCCTGATGTCGTACTGACCATCGAACGGGATACGGAACCGCGCCGTATTCGCTGTGACGAACAGGTCCGTGTCGATCTCGATGATCGTGAAGTCGATCGACGTATCGGTCGCCGTCGTCGTCGCGACGGCCTCGGCGCCGGCAACGAGACGAGGAAAGCCGTTCGGCCTGATGATCGGGTCGTCGCCGGTCGCGATCGAGGGCTGCTCGCCAAGAACATCGGTGATGACGAACGAGCCTGGCTCGTCCTCGTGGACGATGACCGTTTCGGCGCTCTCGACCTCGCCTCGCACACCGGGGAAGATCTGCAGGCGCAGTGCGTGGGGTACGAGCGCGGCGACGGGTACGCCGTCGGCGCCTTCCAGCTCGATCGTCGCGAGGCGCTCATACGCGGGAGGGTAGACCACCACGAGATCGTCCACCGCGACGTTCGAGGGAAGCGGGTCCGAGAGCGTGATGATGTCCGTCGCGTCATCGACCGAGTCATAGTCGATCGTGAAGACCGAGCCGTCGGCCGCGAGCGTGACCTGCAGCGTGCCCCCGTCCTGCGGATACCAGAGAGAGTCCTCGACCTCCAGCTCGGTATCGGTCGCGCTCGCCGCGATCACGACCGAGGAGCCGATCGAGACGTCCTCGACGCCGACGACCCTCCCCACGAGCGGCATCAGTGGCGTCCCTTCGGTCGATGATTCGGGCGCCGATGGAAGCCGATACTCATCGGCTCGGCCCCGAGCGGGATCGACATCGACCGGATACGGAACACGTAGCGCTCGCCGTCGTCCACGAGCGCGACCTTATCGCCGGGCTCCAGCGTCGGCATCGGGAGCGCCTCGAACTGCACATCGAAGACCGCGGAGAGACGATCGCTCAGGGTGCGATCGCCCTTGCGCCGGAGGACCTCCATATCGCGAGCGTGCGACAGCTCGACGCGCTCGACGAGGAATCGCGGCTGGCCGTTCCGCGCGAGCGTCCAGGGCGAGAGCGCGTTGCCCTTCGGGGGCATCGCGACGTAGCGCATCCGGTTCTCCTTCTTGCTCTCGGGCTCGGGCCCCAGGACCTCGATCGTGTTGCGGAGCTCCGTAGTATCGAACGTCAGCGCCGGCGGGCTCGTCACCGTCCCGTCCTTGCCAGAGCGGAAGTCCCATGCGACTGCATCGGGGAGGACCCTGAGCCGTACGCGCCCGTGCCCGTCATAGAACAGCTGGCGATCGACGCTATCGGCGAGACGTCGGCAGACCCTCCAGGGCTCCGACTGTCGTCCTAGCGACACCGGGTGGCGGGTCTTGGCGTCGAGTCGCGGGAGATCGAAGCGATGCTCGCCCTGCTCGCGCAGGATCGAACGGATCACGTCCGTAACGAGAGAGCGCCGATGGTAGTGCTGAGGCTTCCACGCGAACGCGGGATCGAGCGCGAGCGATTCCTTGCCGACCGCCGTGACCGAGATCGTCTCGCCGTCGCGAGCGACCGCCGTCACCGGCCCTGTGAACAGGTCCACGTCGATCCATCTATCCAGCTCAGCGACCCAGTGGAGCCGAGAGACACGGAGGAAGTTGTCGGCGAACATCGACGAGCGAGCGGCCGAGCTAGGCGCGAAGTGGAATCCTCGATCGACGTCGGCGAGCTGGAGCTGCAGGACGCGATCCGGACGCTGGCTCGCGTCTATATCGACCGTCGATCCTGGCAGGACGATGTCATCGAGCGTCGAGACGATCTGCTCGTCACGATCCAGGACCTCGACGCGTGAGCGGATATCGTGCGAGTGCTTCAGCGCGTCGTGGAACTTGCGCCGGTCCGAGGCCTTCAGGCCGACGTCGATCACTGGCTGCCTCCGTGCCGAGTCCTCGCGGTGGTGTAGTCATCGACCTGAACGACCTCGAGCGAGACGGGGTGCATACCGAGCTGCGGGTTCAGCCGTCCGATCGAGAGGTTGATCAGCTCGATCGAGATGTTCATATCCATCACGACCAGGCGCAGGTGTCGTCCCAGGGGCGTCGCGAGGCGTTCGAGCGCGCGACGATCGGTCCGCGAGACGGCGAGGCCCGAGATCGTGCCTTCGTAGCCGCGGAGGTTCTCCCTGATCGAGACCGGGCGCTGCGAACCGATGGGGTACAGCGTCGTCACGGACGCGCCGAACTGCTCGGGTAGCTCCTGGGTATCCTCGAGGCGCACCTGCGTGATCTCGTCGGTCGGGATCGCGAAGTCTGCGTCGATGAGCCAGATGCCCTGTACGGTCGTCATGAGATCGTCGGTCGGGTTGAACGTCGAAGGCACATCGCCGACGGGAGGCCCTGCAGGGACCGTGACGTCGAACGACGCCGAGGAGTATCCGATACCCTGGCTCGTCTGGACCGAGAGCACGCCGTCGGTCGCGCCGGAAGGTAGCGTCGCCGAGATCGACGTATCGCTGTTCACCACGAACGTCGCGGCTACTCCGTTGAAGCGCACGAAGGACGCGCCGGTGAAGTACTGGCCGGTGATCGTGACCGTAACGCCGACGACGCCGGTGCTCGGCGAGAACGACGAGATAGTGGGCGGGTTCGCCGGAGGCGTACTCGTCACGTCGAACGAACCAGACGAGTCATCCGAGCCACCATCGCTCGTGACCGTGATCACACCATCGACCGCGCCCGCAGGAACCGTCGCGGTGATCGTCGAATCGTCGATCGCGATGAAGCTGGCCGTGGCGACGCCGCCGAACTCCACGCTGGTCGCGCCACTGAGGAACTGGCCGGTGATCGTCACGCTCGTGCCGGGAGGCCCGGAGGTCGGCGTGAACGACGTCACGACCGGAGGATCGACGCCGGGGCTCGTCGTCCCGCTCCACGCGTCGATCTCTGGCGTGGTGAGCGGCTTCCCGAAGATGGTATGCGTCGTATCGAGCGCGGTCGTGTCGTTCATGAAGGTCGTGAACGCTGAGGTCGAACCCGTCGAGCTGGTCACCGGATAGAGCATCGGCGCGTTGTCGCCGGGATAGCGCGCGAAGTGGTCCGTGACCGAGATGAACTCGACGTCGGGCTCGCCCGAGACGACGTTGTTGTTGTACGCCGCGCTCTTCAGCGTCGAGGCCAGCTCGGCCCAGAACGTCGCCTTGAACGGCGTCGGCGTCAGCAGCGCGACCTCGGCCCAGGTCTCGGGGTAGTCGGGGATCGCGGTCACTCCGACGAAGCCCTCGGCGATACCGAACTCGCCGAACGAGCACTTGAGCGGCGTCGCGAGGTTCCAGGGAGCGCCCGTCATCGCTAGGCCCGCGTTGTGCACCGGGTCCATGAGAGCCTTCGCCCGCGTCGGGCTCTTCCAGCGCGAGTAGCCGGACGCGCCGACCGAGTGGATCTTCGCGGCAAGGCTCGGCGTGATCCATTCCTCGAGCGGCCCGTGCTGGCCTCCCTTATACGTGCCCTGCAGGAGATGGACGGTGTAGCCGAGCAGCGGCGAGTCGGGATCGTCTCGACGCGGGACCAGCCCGATCTCGGCCCACCAGTCGATGATCTGCTCGAACGCCGGACCGAAGTTCACCCGGCTGTTCCGCCCCGTCCCACCGCCTCGCACGTTGATGTCCTGCCACTTGATGTACGTGTTCGAGGCGTCCCGGTGAAAGAAGTCGTTTTCGGGCTCGTGCGTATAGCTCATCCAGAACCGGTAGCGCGGCGTGGTCTCGGCGAGGATCAACCCGCCGATCCACTTGAAGTAGGCCTCCGCCGTCTCGCCTCCAGGAGCGTGCTCGGTGACGCCGGTATCGTTCGCGACGATCATGTCCGCCGAGAACGAGCCTCCACCGTGCGAGTGCAGCGAGAGGTACGCCGCGCGGTGTCCCGCCTCGAAGAGGTTACCGGGATCGGCGAGCACGTGGGGGCCGGTACCAGCAGCAGGAGGGCCGGTCGAGCAGAGGATGTCGAGATCGCTCATCGTGTCGTACCAGCCACCGGAAGGCGTACGACCTCCGATATCGCCGCCGGAGGGCGGGTCCTTCGGAGCGGGGAAGCGCCCGCCGATGTCGTGGTACTCGCGCTGGCCGTTGAACGGTCGGCCCATGATCTGCTCGATGACGTCGGTCGCGCCGACGTAGCTCTCGGTGTGCTCTTGGCATTCGCCGGTGAACTGGGGATCGTACGGGCTCGTGGGACGCAGCCGGCGCGACGTCGAGTAGCCGATGAGGTCGATCCACGGATGCCCGGTCGTCGGAGTCGTCGTCGGCGGGACGCTATTCGTGTCCTTCATCTCCAGGACGATCACGCCGACGGGGACGTTCGACACCCATGTCGCGAGCGCCGCCTGCGGTCCCGAAGGTGCGTACATCGATGCGAGCGCGCTCACCGGCCCGGGGTGAGAGCCCTGTCCGAGGATCGTGAAGCCCGACCCGGGCGTGACGTCCTCGACCGCCTGGTGCTGCACGAACGCGAGCGTGGTATCGAGGGACCAGACCGTCTCGTCCAGCGATGCGGCGATCGTATGGACGCCGATGGCCTCGGCCTGCGCGCTGTTCCTGATCGCGTTCGCTCCGTTCGTCCCGCCTGTATCGAGATCGCCGGAATCCGAGAACTGCACGACCTGCACCGAGCAGCCGAGCTGAGCGACACCGAACGTCGGATAGACGCCCGCGCTCGAGGGAGACCCGCCGACCTTGCACCGCCAGACGGTCTGTCGGCCACGAGTACCGCCGTCCTGGTCGTAGTTATTGTCCTCCACGAGCGTCCAGGTGCCGTGTCCCGTGAGCGAGGATGGCGTCGCAGCGGCGCCGACCGCGCTGGATTGCTCGTTCGTCACGCAGGCCACGAGGAGGGCGCTCGCCTCCGGCGTGAACGAGTTCGTCTGATACGCGCTCGCCGCACCGCCCGTACTGTCCTGGTTCGAGTAGACGAACCCGACCAGCTCCGGGTCGGGGATCCCGTCGCCCCCTGGGTCGGTGGGAGCGACCGCGGCCGGGTCCTTGATCTCCACGAAGATCGCGCCCCAGTACGCCGGAGTACCCCAGCCGGCGCCGACGCTCGACGGCGCGGTCGCTGCAGCGAAGAACACATCGAGGCCCGAGATGGGACCGCTATGTGATTCGGTCGCGAGATCGACCCACGCCGAAGTATCGGCTGTCGGGACGTCGTTGCCCGTGTTCCTCGCTAGCGCGACGAACGCGCGGTCGAGATCCCAGCATGCTTCGCCCGCGTCCACGCTCGCGTTGATCGAGAGCAGGGTGCCGTTCGCGTCGAAGGCCACCTGGCGGATCGCGCTCGCGCCGTTGGCGTTGCTCACGTCGAAGTCGTCCTCGATCTCGATGACGATGACCTCGCAGCCCAGGTGGACGATTCCCCCGAGCGTTACGTCGATCGTGAAAGTCCCCGGCGAGACGGGACCGATCCCTCGGAAGAACGATAGGCGAGCGGTCGTCCCTCCATCGACGTCATAGAGGTTCTCCGCAGCCGTCTCTCGCGCAAGCACGACCGCATTCGACGCTGTCGCCACGGGGATCGATGGGTTCCCGAGAGGGTTGAGTACCGTGTTCGACTGCTGCGTATGCACGAACATGAGCAGGAGCGGCGACGCGACCGTGGTGGTGACCGACACGGTATAGGTCGAACGATCGACGTTATCGCTCAGCTCACCCGCGACGTTCACACCGGTCGGACTTCCCCCGCCGGGAGCGACAGCCGACGCTTCTTTCAGCTCGATGATGACCGCGCCCCAGTCGGCGTTCCCGGTCCAGGTCGCGCTCATCGTGTCGTCGCCGTCGGGAGCGACCCAGAGCGCTGCAGCGTTCGAGCTAGGCCCGGAGTGATTCAGCGACTGCAGCAGCGTCTCTGCCCCGCCCGCGGTCACCGCGACGTTCTGCGAGTTGGACGTCGTGAAGAGGACCGTTCCGTCAAGCGTCCACGGCGTCTCGGAAAGGGTCGCGGTCGCGACGTTATCGGCCGCACCCGAGTTGTTGTTGATGTTCCGGATCGCGTTCGCCCCGTTCGCGCCTGTGGTGATCGAGCCCGCGCACTCCAGGGCGATCGCCTCGGCCCCGATGACGTCGGCAGAGGAAGTGACCGTGAGCACCGTATTCGTCCCGCCGGTGCCCAGAGCGGCGAAGATCGTCTGCCGACCTCGCGTGCCGCCGGCGCCGTCATAGATGTGGTCGAAGATCACGTCGTATGTGAAGCCGTTCCCTGCGAGAGAAGGCTGCGGGGGGTTCCCCGTCCCCGACGAGGACTCCAGCGAGACCGAGACGAGGATCAGCTTCCCGTTCGTCGGCGTGAACGCAGGGCTCGTCGTATGCGTCGGACCGGACGCGCTACTGCTGAGCGTCGAAACGACGGTCGGCGTACTCAGTGCCACTACGTCACCTCCAGGGCTGCGATCTCGTATTCATGGGCGAAGCCGGGCTCTGCGCCGTACCACCTGAGCGAGTAGGACGTACCGCTCACCTGGCAGTCCAGCGCGTCGATCTTGTCCTCCTGCAGAACGCCGTCCACGTACAGCGCCCAGAAGTCGGGAACCGCAGAGCGTGTCCACGAGAGCAGGACCCCTGGGCCGTAGACCGTATGTCCGTCGGGGAGCGTCACCTGCTCCTGCGTCACCGTCAGCGCACCTGGCGCGCCGGGAGCGCCGGACGATTCGACCACCTGGAAGTCCACGATGGCCTCGGCGTAGCGGGGATCGCCGGGCGTCGCAACGCGGTTCTCGACGTCATCCCAGGAGCGCACGATGAGTCGATACAGCCGCTCGCGCGCCCGCACGATGTGCTTCGGAACCTCGTACTCGATCCGCTCGCCGTCGACCGCGTGAGCGCGCATCCTGCCGCTGTTCCATAGCTCGACGCCGTTCTCGAGGAAGTCGGCGAGGCTCTGGATATCGGGTCCCTCGATGACGTAGCGGATCGCGACCTGCGCCTGGCCGGTGAGCGTCGTCGCGATCTCGGGGGTGTGATCGACGGTCGTACTCGTCGGCGCGTTGATCACCAACGTCCCCTTGGCCGTCCTCGTGACTTCGGCGGGATCGCTCCACTCGCCGATGATCCCTTCGGCGTTCTGTACCCGAACGCGCCAGAAGATCGTCTGCCCGTTGCTCATCCCGGTGTACGCCGTCGCACCCAGGTCGATCTCCGGGTCCGTACTATCGACCCAGCCGGTATCGAAGTCGGGCGTAGGGAACGTGTCGCTGCTGTCGATCTGCACCTGGTACGCGGCCTGCTCGTTCTCGTCGGCGTCATAGAACGTCCAGCGCAGGAACGGGGCGGGGATCGAGACGACCGCCCCGTCGCCGGGGAAGAGATCGAACGCCTGGAACGGCGTCGTCGTGTAGTCCACTTCGAGAACGGGGCGCAGGTCGGGGTCCTTCGCCTCGTGCGAGTGGATCGGGTAGTCGTTCGTGCCCGACGTCGAGAGCCGGATGCCGGTGTAGGGCGCGCCAGCACCGAGGAACGCGGCACGCACGAGATCGGTCACGTCGATCTCGATCGGATCGCCTGAGCTCATCCCCACGACCGCTTCGGTCGCTGCGTCCGTCGCCGTATCAGCGGGAGAGCGCTTATACGTGATGCTGTTCTCTTTCCACTCTTCGGTTACGCGACGAGCCGTGATGGTGTGGGATCCCGACCAGGCGCCGCGAGCGTAGACACGCAGGAGTGCGCGGGTCACGTAGACGCCGCGCGTCGGCCCTCCACCGAAGAACAGGTAGGCCAGCTTGTTCTGACTCGAAGCGTTCGAGATGACCAGCTTGGGCAGCGCACCAAAGTTCTCCGAGGGACGATTCTGGATGACGAAGCTATCGGCGCACCGCCGGAGGACCGTGGTCGTCATCGCATCCTCCCTAGCGCTGCCTGGTACCGATGATCGTCATCGACCTCTTCACGAGCGATCGCGCGGATACGCCCTGTATCGACGTCCACGACGCCCTCGAGGATCACCATCCGGGAGCCTCGACCTTCGGGACCGCCGACCGTACGCAGCTCGTTATGCGGGACGACCTTCGAGTGCTGCGGCAGGAATACCAGCTCGGGACCGCGCTCGCCGACGTACGCCATGCCGCCGGGGAAGTCGTCCGTACCAGACGCCTCGTCCTTATGTCCCGGAACCGAGGGAGGACCACTCGGTGGCTTCGGCGCCGAGCCACCCTGAACGACGTTCAGGAATACCGTATAGGTCTGCTGCTGCAAGATCGCGAGTTTGCGCTGTAACGCTGCGATCGCCGCGTTGGCTTGACCCGTCTCAGCCGTCACCTTCGTACGCACCTCGGGAGGGAGGTTATCCAGCTTCCCGCCGTACTCGACGACCTTCCCGCCCGCCTCCTGCGCTTGCTTCCCGCTATCGCCCATGGCCTTGCCCGCGTTGCGCGCAGACTCGGCTGCCTCATTCCCGCTCGCGCTCGCCGCGCGCTGCGCTTCGACGACCCTCCGTAGGTTCGGCGGGAGACCCTTGATGTAGTCGCTGTACTTCTTGCCCTTCAGCGCGGCATTCTTAGCAGCGTCGCTGGCATTATTCATCGCGCCTGTATGCGCCTTCTGAGCGATCGCCGCCTTGTTGGTCTCCTCGCGCTCCTTCGCCGTACCCTCGGTCCAGTCGTTCTGCCGATTCATCGCTCGATCGTATGCCTTCTGCAACAGCGCGAGCGCGCCTGCTGTATCGCCGACCGCCAGGAGGTTCTCCACCTGATTCGCGGTAAGGTCGTTCAGACCGTCGCTCGTATGCTCGATACCCGTCAAGAGCTGCGCGAGCTTCCGCCCGGCGTTCGTCTCGGCGTCACCGGAGTTGATCAGGATTCGGGTCCACCGGTCGGCGACGTCGCCCGCCTCGAGGAGCGTGGTAGCGCTCAGTCCTGCTGCCCCACCGAGCCCGAGGATATCTCGTGTCGCCTGTCGCACGCCCTCGGTGCCCTCGTTCACGCCACCGATCGAGCGTTCGATCGCCGCGAAGTTGGCCTGGAGGATACCGGCGACCTTCTCGGGGTCGGCGCCCTTCTGGATCGCTCTGTTCGCCTCTTCGGTAATAGCCGCGACGACATCGTCCGTGTAGGCGCCGATAGGTTTCGTCGGGTTCATGAAGGCGTCCCAGAAACCGGTGTTCTCGGCGACGACCGCGCGGATCGTCTCAGTCTGGAACTGCGGCACGAACTCGTTAGCGGCTTCCTTAGGATCGAACTTGATGAGATCGTTCAAGCTGATAGCAGCGCCCGCGAGTCCGGCGGTGCCGATAGCGGTCAGTCCCGCGATCGCGGTACCCGCGAGCGCGCTACCCGAACCGATCTTGGCGAGCGCGCCGCCGAGACCTGCGACCTTACCCGTAGACCCTGCTGCTGCGGTACCGATACCCGTTAGAACCGTCGCGACACGAGCGCCGACGCTCACGATCTTCAGGAGCGATCCGGCGAGATAGATGAACGGTCCGGCGAGGGCAGCGACCGCAGCGCCCTTGATGATGAAGTCTTTCATCGCCGGCGAGAGATCGTTGAAGGCGCGCGCGACGTCATGGATCGCCGGGACAACGGTATCGGTAAGGACCGGGATGATCTCGTTCCCGAGCTTGATCGCCTGGACTCGGAGCTCATTGAGCGCCTTGTTGAACTGGAACAGAGGGTCCTTCTTGATGACGCCGAAGGCCTCGTCCAGGTCTCCCTTCGAGTGGATGACGCGATCGAACGCCCCATCCACCTTCCGAACCTCCTGGTCCTGCAACGCGAAGAACCCTGTCAGCGCTCGCACGTTCGGGATGAGATGCTGGAGGGTCTGGATCTCTCCGTTGGACTTCTCATCGAGCAGGTCGAGCGCGGCGAGCAAGCCGTCTTCCGCGAGCGTCTTCCGAACTCCACCTGCCGTCAGCCCCAGCTTCTTGAGGGTGTCGATCGTCTCTTCGGTCGGGGCCGTCAGCGAGCGCAACAGACCTCGCATGGCGGTCACGCCTTCGTTCACGTCAAGACCGATGTTCGAGACCGACGCGAGCGACGCGGCGACCTGCGCGAAACTGACCTGTGCCTTCGACGCGATCGGGATGATACGTCCGATGGCTCCGGAGAACTCGTCCGGTGCGGCTCGACCCTCTCGCACGGCCGCGGCGAGGATGTCCGTCACGTCGGCGGCGTGGAGACCTTCATCGGCGTAGGCGTTCAGGACCGCGCCCGCGATCTTCGCGATATCAGCTGCCTCGCCGTAGCCCGCGGCAGCAGCCTTCGCCGAAGCGGCTAGCGTCGGGAATATCTCTCGGTTGCGCAGACCAGCCGAGGCGAGGATGTACAGGCCCTGAGCCAGCTCGACCGGAGCCTGCGCCGTACGACCCGACAGCGAGAGAACGCCCCTGCGCCATTCCTCGATCTGTTCCTGGCTCGCGTTCGTCGAAGCGTCGATCTGCGCGAACGCCGAGCGATAGTCGAGCGCGAACTTGGTAGCGACGACGCCGAGACCGACGATCGGGAGGGTCAGGTTCCTCGTGAGTGAGCGACCGGTGGCCTGCATCCTGCTCCCGACGGACTTGAGGCTCGTCGTGAGCGACTTATTGGCCGTAGCCGCGGCAGCCGTACCAGCTGCACCTATGCCTGCCGATAGCTCCTTCTGGAGCAGGGTCGTATCGGCGTGGACGGTAAGGACTAATGCGCCTGCAGAGACAGCCATCCTCACCCCACCTTCCTGATAGCCCCACCAGTGCTGCTAGCAAACTTCGCGATCTCCGCGGGCGTGCTCATACGTCGCGTCGGAGTCTCTATCTCTTCCCGGACATTCTCAGCCGCACTTTCGAGAGCGCGCACGTGTGAGTCCTCCGGGAGGTATCGCACAAGCTGGAGCATGCGTCGCAGGCTCAGCGGCGCTTCGCCCCAGAGCGCTTCGCCGAGGTCGATCCCGTACGAGCGCTGGAAGTCTGCTTCGAGCGCCCCGAACCGTTCGTGGATGAGCCGTCCGAGGCTTCGGATTCCCCCACCGTTGCTCCGTAGAGAACCTCCCAGCCCTCGAACAGGTGCTGGATATCGTCGATCGTCGCGACTTCGGCGAACTCATCGAACTGATCACCGAGCAACCGACGGACAGCGCCGACGGTATCGCCCTTGTCGAGCGCGTCGCTGAGGGCAAGCGTAGGCCGCCCGAGCAAGGTCCAGTCTTTCCCGCCGACAGTGACGACGACAGGATCACCTGAGACCTCCGCCCGGGCGGCGTCGAGGTCGAGCTTTGGCATCTGGTTTCTCCCCTATCGGACGTCGATTACGACGTCGCCGGATCGAACGAGGGATCGTCTGAGAGCAGGTAGAACGGGAGGTTGGTCCCGTCTGGCGTGATCCCGAAGGTGAAGCCGAGGTTTGCCGCGTCCGTACGCACCAGGTTCACGTCGGCCGTCTCGGTCACCATCCCCTTCGGCACGACGAGCCTGTAGCTCCGCGTGCCGTCCATCCACTCCAGGATCACCGTTGATTCGATGATCTCCGACTCGGACGGCGGGCTGTACATGTACACGCCCCCGCTGTCGGTCGTCTCGCCTCCACCGAAGGCAAAGCTGAAGTTCTGATCGTTCCACTGGCGCAGCGCGCCCGCGAGCGTCAGGTCCTCGGTCGCGACGGTACGACGTCCGGGATACTTCGACTGCCAGAGAGGAACGTCGTTGATCGTGCGCGCGCGCCCGATCGTGACGCCGTTCTCGTCGAAGTACCCCAGCTCGATGTAGTCGGCGTCGATGGAGCCGACGCCCGTATCGAAGTCCGCCTGGTCTGGGAGATCGGCGCCGTAGGGCGCGGCCCAGAACCGTCCATCCAGGGCGATGACGATCTCGCCGGTATCGTTCCCAGCCATGATGCCTCCTTGGGGCGGTCGCCCCTATCTCTGATCGCGGTCGCGATCGACGCTTGGAGTCAGGACACGGACTCGCCGGGATGCGAGTAGACCCGAACCTCGGCTTGGTACCGAGGTCGATCGTTCTCGATGTCCTCGAACTTGCGCGGCGCGGTGAGCGTCAGGACTGCCGTCACCACGTCGTTATCGGGGAGCTGGACACCTGCCATCTCCACGAGTGCGGCATGCGCGGTCGCGCAGAGGTCGCGTGCGTCCTCTCTCGTGCCTCCCCAGCTCTCGATCCGAACTCGGGCCGCAACGAGACGACGTTCCACCGGGACCACTCCGCCGTCCAGTACGACCTGGAGGAAGAGCGTCGAGTTTCTCGGCGGTAGCTCGGCCGCGATCGCTGTCGCGGGGATGAGCGCGAGTACGTCGTCGTGGTGCTTCAGGTAGTACACACAGATGGATTCGGTGTCGGGTAGGACGTAGATGAGGTCGCTCATCCGAGACCGAACTCGTCTGCGGCGGGCCGCATGTACGGCTGCGAGGGCGTGTCGCCCGTACCGTACTCGACATAGGCCGCGTATCGGATGTCTGCGAGGACCTGTCCTACGGCGGGGCCGATCATGGACGGCCCTATCGAATCTTTCAGGTCACCTGTACGGAACGGTGCTAGCGCCTTCGCTCTCGTCGAGATACGGTTCGTGAGCGTATTGACGGCCGCGTGCAGCTCGGCGCTCGCCTGGACCTGAGGACGCAGGAACGGGTTCCTCGTGTAGACGTAGCCTGCTGGCATCTATCCCTCCAAGAGTCGAGCGTGCAGCTCCAGGTGATTATCTCCGCGCGGCGTCGGCGCCGGCGGGGGCTTCGAGATAACCTCGAGCGTCATCCCGTCGTACGAGATGCGATCGTAGGCATCCACGTCGGTATCGACCGGCAGGAGGATCAGCCAGTCTGCCATGATCGTCTCGCGTCCCTGCAGGTACTCACGACCTCGCGGGTCCTGCTGTACCCATGCGTTGATCGTCGAGCCGGTCGTCCACGAGACGGTCTCGACGCCGTAGCGATCTTCGGCACCGGCGACACGCTTCAGGACGCGAACCTCGTAGGTCATCATGCCCTCGAGGCTCACGATGCATCGGCCTCCAGGTCCTCCAGGATCGCGACCGTGAGGTAACCGTCGTTCGGGAACGTCTCGATGAGGCTACCCTCGAACGTGACCTCGAACTCGACGAGGAACCCGCCCTCCTCGTCGGTGTCGCCTACCTGCCAGTCGTAGTGGACCTGGCCGATGTTGATAGGAGCGTCGTCGCCGTCTACGTCCTGGTCGATATCTGCCTCAGCATCGACGACGAGGAGCGTGCCGCGCTGCCTACGCATGAGGAACCTGACATCTGCTCCAGCGATATCGACCGCGTTGCCGTCACCGTCGCGGAGGGTCGCTCGGTAGCTGGGGCTGCTATCCCCCTGCTTTATCCAGAAGTCTGCCACGTGTACCTCCGCTCGGCTTCATTCGGACTGCCGCTCGAATCGACGCTCGATCGAGCAGCGCCGCTGGTCGTCAGCGCGTCGTTCGGAGCTCCGTTCTCGACGCTCGCCGCCGTTCGACCCGAGCTACCGTCCACGACCGCATCGTTTCCGGACGGGAGGACCGTGACGTTCGCGCCATCCACCGGATAGCCGGGATTCGCGACGGTCGTGACGACGACGACACCATCGACGATGACGAACGCCTCGACCGTCGCGGTCTCGATATCGACGTTCTGCGTGACGTAGACGTCCGGCGCATCGATCGAGACCGAAGCGGCGATGGTCGTCGGCACCACGTCTACCGACGCCGTAACGCTCGCGCCGGGGATGCTCGTTGTAGCGGCGACCGTCGAGGTCGTGATGGAGACGTTCGACACCGCGAATACGGTCGGCGTCGGGACGCTCGCGACCGCAAGGACCGTCGTCGGTGTGACGACCGGGTTCTGCTGTGCCGCGACCGTCGGGGTCGAGATCGAGACCGTCGCGTTGACCGTCGTCGTCGTCGGACGGCCCGCTGCCGTGACGACCGGAGTAGCGACCGCCGTGGTCGCATTGACCGTGGTCGGCGTGACCGAGATACCGGCCGAGATACTCGGCGTGGCGATCGTCGTAACCGCGTTGACCGTCGTGGTGGTGACGTTCGCTCGCGCGGTCGTCGTCGGCGTCGCGATCGCCGTGGTTGCGGAGACCGTCGTAGGCGTTCGCGTGACGCCCGCGCTGATGCTCGGGGATGCGACCGCCGTAGTCGTCGAGACGGTCGCCGTCGTGATCGCGACGTTGCGGACCGCCGTGACGGTCGGAGTCGGGACCGAGACGACCGCGTTGATCGTGGTCGTGGTGACCGACGCCGAAGCGGCGACGCTCGGAGTAGGGATCGCGGTCGTCGCGTTGACCGTAGTGGTCGTGAGCGCAACGAACTGCTGCGCCGAGACGGTCGGTGTGGGGATCGAAGCGACCGCGACGACCGTAGCAGTCGTGATATTGACGTCGCCCGAGACGACGACCGTAGGCGTATCGACCGCAGTAGTCGCGTTGACCGTCGTCGTCGTGACCGACGCGCTGGTGGTGATAGCGGGCGTCGCGATCGCCGCAAAGGCGGCGACCTCGTTAGGCGGAGCTCGGGCCCCCGCCGTCGTGGTCGGCGTCGCGACCGACGTGACGGCGTTGACCGTCGTCGTCGTGATCGCGATGTTGCTCGCCATGTTAGGCGTCGGGATCGTCACGACCGCGTTGACCGTGGTCGTCGTCACGGACGCGCCGGCCGTCTTGGTCGGCGATGGGATGGTCGTGGTGGCCTGAACGTCTCCCCGCGTGATCGAGACGCCAGCGCTGATACTCGGCGTGGCGACCGCCGTGGTGGCGTTGACCGTGGTCGTGGTCGGACGTCCAGCAGCGGTCACGGACGGAGTCGCGATCGCGGTGGTGCCATTGACCGTCGTCGTCGCGATCGCCGCCGCAGCGGTCGTCGTCGGCGAGGCTACGGCGGTCGTCGCGTTGACCGTCGTGGTGGTGATCGCGACGTCGCCGCCGGCCGCCTTCGGGCGTAGTAGCAGGAGGAGGCTCACTGCCGACCTGCTCCCGCGATCGCGAGCTCACGAGCCGCGGCCCTGATCTCGATCCCGGCCGCGCGCCAGGTCGCCGAGGTCGTCCACCCGAGGACCGGGTCGACATCGTTCAGCTTGACCCCGACCCCGAGAGCAACTGTCGGCGTCGAGTAGCTGGTGCCGGTCCCGTTCAGGATCGTCACCGAGTCAGCAGTCCCGTTCGTGGCCTCGGCCGCGCGGTGGTAGGCGGCGACGTACCCGAGGTTATTCGGGTTCTTGAACGCCGCCAGGTCCGTTAGGTCCGACGCGGTCCCCGAAGCAGCCGAGCCCGTCGTGGTCTGGATGATCGCTTCGGCGCCGTTCGTCCCGCCGAGCCACACGTTGTCGAACTCGTCCAGCGAGTAGTTGCACCCGGTGTGCGTAGACGTGTTCATCGTGATGTCGAGCGTAGCTGCCGAGATGAGCGTGTTGGGCATACACCGGAAGATCCACATCTGGTCGTTGCCCGACCCTACGTTCGTCACGTCGTCCCAGGTGAAGCCCGTGTGGTTGATCGTCGGCTTGACCGTCGTCGTGCCCTGCGAGAGCTGAACGGCCAGCAGGTACAGCCGGCGCGGTAGCGGCTGCTGCGATCCCACGGAGTAGCTGGAAGCAGCGGCGACGTTCGACGTGCTACCTGCCGCCGCGATGTTGGTAGCTCGGATCGTCACGACGGCCTCCTACTGGTAGTAGACCGTTCCCATGACCTCGTTGGTCCCAGGCGCGCCGGTATCGTTCGCCGCGAATCCGGTCGTGGCCGCGATGCAGATCGCCGTGTCGAACTTGATCCCGTTAGTGAACTCGATGTTGACCTTCGCGCCGGGTGGCATCGGGATGAAGCAGAGAGCCGCGGTCGAGCCGACCGTGGTGTTCGCCGCGGTCGCGTTGTAGATGCGCACGTATCGGTTCGACGTCGCGAGGTTGTAGAGGTCCCAACCGTAGACCTTGCCCGGGCTGGTCTTGATGTCATCTTCGCTCTCGTCGATATCGAGGTTGATGATCGGCGTGAGGCCCTCACCCGTAGCGTCCGGGCGCAGGGTCGTGATCTGCATACGACTGAGCGTCATCCGCGCCATGCCGATGTCGCCCTCGTCCACGGAATCGGTGCTGGTGTCGTCGGCGACGAAGGCGACGTTGGCTGCCTTGGTCGTCGCGGGGGTGTGGGTCGTGGTGTCGTCGGTCGCGATCACATCGTCGATGAGCTGGACCGACGTCGTGACCGGATCGTCCGAGGCGTGAGTGACGCGCTGAACGGTCGCGCTCACAGCGCCGGCACCCGCAGCGACGCCAGCCTGACCCGAGATGGGGTTGACCGCGGCGCGGTTCGTCTCGTCCCAGTCGTCCATCGCCTCGACCGAAGTCTTGACCGCGTCGAGATCGGAGCTGATCCTGCGCAGCTTCGCCTGGATCGAACCCGTCGCGCCCGCGGCTACGGCAGCGTCGGCGTTCGCGCCGAACGGGTCGGCGGGTACGGTGAGCACGTCCACGTCGCCGATGTTGTTCGTCCCCGTCGGCAGCGCCGGCAGGGTCAGGACGTCCACGTCGCCGATGTTGTTCGTTCCGGCCGGGAGACCTACGTTCGTCGCGAGAGTCATGCGAGGTACGGTCGCGCCGTCTACTCCGGTCCCTGCGGCGATCCCCGCCTGACCCACGATGGGGTTGACCATCGCGCGGTCCGAGGCGTCCCAGTCGTCGATCACCGACATCGAGGCGATGATGGTGTCCAGCTTCGCTTCGAGCCCGTCCACGTCCGAGTGCAGGGTGTCGAGCTTGGTATGGGTCCCGGCGTCGCTGGCTTTCCACTCCCGGGTGGACGTGATCCCCGCCACGCCGAGGTCGTTATCGGGCACGGTGCTCGGCGTGGACTCGTAGGCTCCGCCGACCTGCAAGACCTTCGAGGCGTTCGGCGTGAAGGTGCTGCCGTCCACCTCGTAGCCGTTCACCTGGACGATGCCGCTGCTGATGTCCACACTGCCCTGGATGACTAGCTCGTTGCCCTCCTGGATGAGGTCGGAGCCCTGGATGATGACGTGAAGCCCGTTCGCGGTCGCCGGGACCAGCGTCTCGACGCCGTCTGCGGAGTACGCGAGCTTGAACAGCTGCATGTCGCCGTCAGCACCACGATCCACCGCGACGACGTATGGGTCCGGGTCTCCTCCGGGGTTCGCGATCTCAACGAACTCGATAGCCACGCGCTGCTCCTATCAGGGAACCAGGTCGATGACGAAGATCCCGTTGGCGTGAGCCGTCACCGAGAAGGTGCCGTTGGTGGCGGTGTAGTCCGCGCCGAAGGTGACCGCGCAGAACGGGAGGTTGGCCGCTGCAGTGTGCAGGATCATCCCGCGAGCCGTGAACGTCGCCGACGTCCAATCGACCGAAGCCGACCAGCTGTACTTGAGCTGCCCCGCGTTCCCGAGCGCATACGTCGGCGTGCCGCCGACCGTCTTGCTGTCCTGCGTGTAGCCGCCCGTCGTCGCTAGCTCGTTCGTCGAGCTATACGCCGCGTCGGTATCGAAGTTGGGTGTCTTGGTGTCGGTGTAGAGGTCCACCTTATTCGTGGACAGCAGCAGGTTCAGCACCGCGTCCGACGTGTCGGTTGCGTCCCGCCAGGTGACCACGTAGAGCCCGGAGGCCATCGTCATGCGTTCTCATCTCCTTGTGTCTTGGACTTCGCGTTCACCGGCTTGACCTGAACGATCGCGTCCTGCCGACCATCCCAGTGCTCGACGTGCTTACCGCCGACCGTACCGTCCCGTTCGTCTGTGACGGGGTGCTCGCGCTTCTCACCCTTGTGACGCCCGGTACCGAAGCCTTCGCCGACCGTCTCCTTCCACTTGCCCATCTGGCCCTAGCTCCTTTCGAGAGCGTCGATAGAGGCAGCCGCGCGAAGCGACGCCTGCCCGTCTGTCATCGCGTAAACCTCTCGAACGATATCCGCGCGACGTAGCGCTGTCGTTGGTGCGTCGGCGAGTGCGCCGTCGATCGCCGCTATCAGCTGTCTCGGGTGGTCTACCTGGATCCCGACGTCGGCGAACTCCCAGAAGCGGAGCCCGTGTTCGATCTCGCGGCGATACCACGGAGCGTTGAGCACCACGACCGGCTTCCCGACGCTCGCGAACTCGTAGATGGTCGAGCTGTTGTCGCAAACGTAGACGTCGGCGCGATCGAGGACCTCATCGAAGTCGGCCACCGACTCGATACCTGCCGATTCGTAGACGGTCGCGAGGCGATTGAAGATGCGAGGGTGACCGTGCCCGATAACGTTCGGGTACGCCTTCGCGAGCCTCGAGAGCGCGTCTCGATAGTGCGCGAACGCCGTCCGAGCCTCGGGCTGCGTCGTGCAGTTCCAGTGAAACGAGATCGCGACGGTCGTGCCGGGGACGTGAACGCCTCTCTCGCCGCGATGCCACGGGTCCATCTTCGGGCACCCGACGGCGACGGAGTGAGCTCGCGGGTACGCCGTTCGATTGAGCTCCGCCACGTGCTCGTTCGGACAGATGAAGAGCGCGACGCTCTCCCGATCTCGACCGCCGGCGTAGCCGTGCGAACCGTTCGAGTACGTCTGGCCCGCCCCGTGCTCGACGAACACGTGCCCCGTACCGCCCAGCTTCCAGAGATCGAGCGAGCCCGCGACCATCGCGGGACCGTTGGAGGGCCTCCGGGACGTTTGAGGGGCATGGCCGACCCTCTCGAGGAAGTCGATCGCACGCCCGGAGGCCCAGATGTCTCCTCGTTCTTCGAGCGCGCTCCAGATCGGGAGCATGTGCGCCGCGTAATGCGGTTCGCTCGCCACGAGGTCGATCTTCACGTGCGCTGAGGTGGTCCGTTGGGGAGCCACTGAGCTGCCCAGTGATGGACCGCGTATGACTCCGGCGGGTAGGGGCCGCCGAGGGCTGCTTTGTTGTCCCACTTGACGGGATAGAACGCGACCGGAGGGAGGAGCCGAACGTCTCTCCTCATGCGCCACTGCCTCGTAATGAAGTAGGGCCCGGTCTGACGATTGGGCGGCGAGCCCGCATAGCGAGCGACCCACTCCGGCAGCTTGTCCAAGAGCGCCAGGAGTGCGGGGTGGCCCGCTTCGCCGCCCATCACCGTCGGGCAGATCAAGCGCTGATCTTCCCAGCCGGCGAATGGATCCCCGTCCAACAGGTCGTCGAACGGGCGTAGTCCTTCGACGTCCGTGTCCACGTACACGCCGCCGAACTTCGCGATGATCTCGTACCGCAGAACGTCGGAGCGACCAGCGTGCGTATCGGCCGCGTCGAACTCTCGACGACAGGTTAGCGGGAACAGCTCGTCGGTTCGATCCCAGGTGACGAACTCCCACGTCGGGTGCAGCGCCCGCAGGCCCTGCCAGTACTCCTCGAATCGAGTCGGTATCGGATCGTCGAGGAAGATGCGATGGAACACCTTCGGGATCATGCGCGCCTACCGAGCCAGAGCGAGCCCGTCACCTGCACGTCTCTGAACGATTCGCGCCGCGAGATCGCGTCGATAGCCTCTCGACAGCCGCTGTACGTCTCGCCGTAGTCGTGGAACGCGACGAGATCGACCGCGTGTCGCTGCCAGGCCGTCCAGTCGGCCATGACCCCCGCGTAGGTATGGATGGCGTCGATGAACAGGAGACCGATGGGCTGCACCCACTGGGCCGCGACCTCTTCGGATGTCGCTCTGAGCATGGTCACCTGACGCCAGTAGCTGCGACGTTTCACGTCCTGCGTCGTACCCGCGATGTTCTCCTTGAAGCGCTCGAGGACGCCGTCGGGGCCCAACTCCCAGGGGTCGTCGTCGCTGCCAGGTCGGGGCGGAGGATATGGATCGACGCAGGTGACGTGAGCTCCTTTGCCCTCCATCGCTCCGAGCGCGAGCCAGCAGGAGGAGAGGCCGGTGTGCGAACCTATCTCGACGATCGCCAGGTTCGGATCGACGTGGACCGCCTGCTCAGCGAGCGCCTTACCCTCTTCGGACTCGATCAGACCCTGGGTGTTCTCCAGCCACGCGACGTCTCGATCCGGGAGGCGTCTCACAGGATCGCTCCGACGTCGTAGCCGCGCTCGAGGCTCGCGTGCTCGATCTCGGCGCGGTACTGCCGTTGCGCCTTCTGCATCATCGCTCGATTCGCTCGGCGCTCCGGCGTATCCGTGGCGTCGCGCCGGTGGAACAGGTGCCACGCGTTGCCCTCGATGCGATCCCAGTTGGCGTGCGCTAGGAGCATCGTGCTCATGTGCGAGTCCTCGTGGCCCCAGCCGATGTATCGCTCGTCGTACCCTCCGACTCGATCCCAGGCGTCCCGCGAGACGACGAGGAGACCCCCGCCTCGGTTGACCATCCGCGGCTTGAAGTTGACCCTCCCGCGCATGAAGTAGAGCCGTGTCTCACCCTGCGAGAGGAACCAGAGCTTGTCGTGGGGCCGGATCGCTCCGCCGTGAGCCGCGACGCGCTCGACCGCCGTCATCACCGGCGCTGCCTCGGGGATCGTATCGGCATCCGCGATCAGCGCGACGTCCCAGCCACCCGCTCTCTGCGCAGCAGCGTTGCAGGCGGAGGCGCGGCTCCACGGACCCTCCGCGTCGCCTGTCACGACGGGGAAGCCGAGTTGCTTGAGCTTGCCGTGGACGTGCTGCCATAGTTCCTCTCGGCGAGCGTCGCCGGGCCGCCAAGGAACGAGGGTGACGACCCTCATAGCTCCCAGACTCCGAAGACCTTGCCGGGATAGCGATGCGCGTTGCCTTCCCAGCGTCCGTCGAACATCTCCAGGATCGGCGAACCGAGCCAGAACGGCGCTGCCTCGAGGTCGTCCTCGTAGAACTCGCCGCTGGTGATATCGACGTTATCGCCGTCTCGGTGGGTGTTCGCCAGGAGGTACTTGGCACCCGAGCGGCGGAAGTTGTTGAGGGCCGAGAGACCATCGACGAGAGAGAGATGCTGGAGCGCGTCTCGGCAGATGATCGCCTCTCGATACGGGAGATCGTCGATGCAGATATCGAGCACCTGGTACTCGCGCTCGGGGTAGCGCTTCTGGGACGTCTTGACCGCGCGCTGGACGATATCGACGCCGAGATAGCCCGGCAGGTCGGGCATCCACTGCCCGTCGCCGCATCCGGCGTCGAGGACCGACGAGATCGACATATCCTCGATGATCTTCGGCAGCGATCGCGCGAGTTCCTCTGTCGCCGCGAGACTCGATCCAGGACCCGCCCGAACACCACCGCGGCCCTGCCATTCGTTCACGTCGTAGATGCGCGCGAACCTCGCCGCGCGCTCGCTCTGCTCCATCTGCTTCTCCCCTATCAGCGCGCGTATGTCTCGACTGCTGCGTGCGTCACGGTAACGCTGCCCGAGTGCCTGGTTGGCCTGGTACTCCACGTGTTTCGGGTCGCGCTCAGGAGCGCGAGGGTGCCAGAGGTGCCAGACGTGGCCGTCGATGCGTTCGACTTCGCCGACGAGCAGCCGGGCCGACTGGATGAAGGCGACGTCCTCTTGTCCCCACCCGATGAAGCGCTCATCGAACCCTCCGGTCGTCTCCCACGCCGCTCGAGGTACGACGACGCAGGACGATTCGTGTTTCTGCGACCTGAACCGTGCTCCGCGATCCCAGTCCCCGTCGTACCCGTCGAGGACGCGCTTGGTCATGTTCGGCGTCAGCCCGACGTAGTGGGTGAACGGCAGAACGACCCGCCCCGAAGAGAGCGCGCGTTCGATCGCTTCGCGAACCTGAGCTCCGTCGATCAGCACGTCGGCGTCAGCGACGATGAACACGTCCCAGTCGCCGTGCGCGGCGTCGTTGATCGCGGCAGACCTGTTGAACGGTCCGGCAGGAGATCGCCCCTCGACGATCCCCTGCCCGAACCCCGCGCGCTGCCACCGCTCTCGTGCGAACGACCAGAGACGATCTCGGTAACCGCCATCTGGCCGCCACGGTACGCCAACGCGTGTTTGCAACCGACTGCTCCCTTACGACGCGAGGTTCACGACGCTGAAGAACTCGGGGTAGTAGACCGTGAGCGCGACGCGCTCCTCGGCCCGGATCGCCACGAGGTTCTTGCGGAAGTAGTCGTCGTGCGAGTTGCTGGCCTGGAGGCGCACTCCGCCCTTACGCCAGACCTGCCCACCCTGCGCGAAGTTCCCCACGAGAGGGAACCCACGAGGTGCGCGCTGGCTGATGACGACGCGCACGCCCCAGGGGTTGCGAGACGGCGAGGCGTAGGGCCCGCCGCTGTAGTACTGACCCGCCACCGAGTCCTTCTTGACCGCCATGCTCCACCAGTCCGTCGGGTGGATGAACAGTCCGTCGGGATCGACCTGGCCGCTGACCTGGACGTCGTTGATCCCGGCCGCGATCGCGTCGAAGCCGTTGGCGTCGGTGCCACCGATGTCGGTCGAGAGACCAACTCCGGTCGCGGCGCCGTAAACCTCGGCGGCCAGCTTCTTGTCCTCGGCCTGACGCACCATGAAGGGCAACTGCTGGTTGATGTAGTCGCGAACGGCCGGCGAGTCCTCCAGCATCTCTTCCGAGACCGGGATGAACACGGCCAGCTTCTCCAACGTCTCGGTCGCGTCGTCGAACGCGAACTCCGCGCCCGGCTTGTTCTCGGCCTCGATGATGGCTGCATCGGCAGGGGCGTTCCGCGTGGTGACGATGATGTACTTGATCACGCCACCGGTCGCCGTGCCCTGCGCGAACAGCCCTGCCAACGACGGGACCTCCTGCACCAGGCTCGGGGTCTTGAGGCCCTGGATCTGCTGCTCGAAGATCACGTCGTCGTTGTTCGACGTGCGCTCGAGGACCGGGTCGCCCGCGGCGCCCATGAACTCGATCGTCGGCGTTTTCCACGAGCCCGACATCCCCGCGACCATGAGGGCCTTGTAGCCCTCGCTGTTCACGAAGGCGTCGCCCGGGGTGTGCGCCATGCTCGACGGCACGGCCTCCGGCTCGCTCGCCAGCTGCTCGCCCAGGCGGCTGATGTTCTCCTTCAGCTCCTGGTTGTCGCGCGCGTCCTGGGCCTTCTGCGCGAAGTCCTGCGCGGCGTTGGTGTGTTCGGTCACCAGGGCGCGCTCGCCCTCGGTCAGCGCGCGGTTCTCGTCATCGGCTTGCTTGATGATCGCCTGCGCTGCCTTGACGTGCTTGTCTTTCTCGTGCTCGAAGTACGAGAGAACGTCTCCCATGACTTCCTTTCCAGTACCGTACCTGTCGGATGCGTCACTCGGCGAGCGATCTGCTCGCCTACGGAGTCCTAGAGTCCCGCCAGCGTGGCTCGCAGCCGCGCTTCCTCTTCCTCGGCGGGCGAGAGCGCGCGGTCCGACCTCACGCTGTCCTCGTCCGAGGGAGTGTCCGCCTGCGGAGGGATCTCCTCATCGGCGGCTTCGGGAACGATCTCGTCATCGACCTCGATGAAGCCGATGGAATCTTGTGCCTGGTTGGTGGTGGTCCCGGAATGGTCGAACGCCGGGCCGACGAAGTACTGCAGCGGCGTCGAATCGACGGCCTGCGACGTTCCCCCGAGCTGCGCTACGACCTGTCGATCGCCTCCACGGGCGAGGAGATCGCGCACGACCGACTCGACGCTACCGGAGCGATCCGCGAGACCGAGTTCGATCGCCTGCGCCGAACCGACGACGCGGCCCTCGCCGTAGCCCGACCGGACGGCCCGTACGCTGGCGCGCCTGCCCGCTGCAACGTCCGAGACGAACATCGTGTAGTAGTCGTCCACCATCGCCTGGAGCGTCGCGCGGCCCTCGTCGCTCAGGGGCCCGTGCGGCGCCGTATCGACCTTATGCTTGCCGGCGTAGATGAGCTCAGGAACCTTGCCGCTGATCGCGTTCGACTGCGATTCATCCACGTGCTCGACGAATACGCCGATGGAGCCGACGCGCGAACTCGCGCTGACGACGATCTCGTCCGCCTGTGAGGCGAGCCAGTAGGCGCCGGAGGCCATCTCGGTATTCGCGACGGCGACGACGGGCTTGCGGCCGCGATCCCCGCGCATCTCGGCGGCCATCTCGGGTACTCCATCGACCATCCCGCCGGGACTATCGACGTCGAGCACGATCCCCGTGACCTCGTTGGCTGCCATCGCCGAGCGCCAGTTCTCGCGGAACGACGCGACCGACGTACCGCCGCTCATCTCGCTGAACATGTCCGCCTTCGGGACGATGACGCCCGAGAGCGGGATGACTGCTACCCCTCCCTGAGAAGGAGCGGGTTCGGGTCGTCGAGCCGCGGCGACGCGCGCCTCTATCTCTTCGGCTGAGAACGGGTCGCCCATGACCCGACGGGTCAGGACGTCCACGACGACCAGGAACATCGGCTCCAGGATCGCCCATGGCCGCGAGCTCACTGCACGCAGCACGTTCTGGTAGCTGCGACCGACGCCGCGCTGCGCCTCGCGTGACTTCAGCTCGACGAAGGCCTGCCGTGCCTCTGGCTCGCGCATCAGCTCGATGAACTGCTGCTCTGCGTCTGTCATGGTGCCTCCCCGGGCCCGTGGTACCCGTTCTCCGAGAGCGCTGCCAGCTCGAGGTCGATCTGCTCGGCCGAAGCGCTCATCTGTTGGTCGATCGCGTCCTCATCTCCATATCGGTAGTTGGCGGGTCGCGCGGGCTCGGCGTAGATGCCCCCGAGGGGAGGCATGCCGCGCTTGCCTCGCATATCGTCCACGCTCATCCAGGGGACCTGGACGCTCTGCCGCGCGGCGACCGTCTGTTCCTCGAAGTCGCCCTGCAGTTTCTCGTCGATGTTGAACTCGACGTACAGGTCGGGATCCCCGAAGTCGGGGACGAGCTGCAGGTTCACGACGCCCTCCATCGCCGCGTTCCACGGCCCGAGGGTATCGACGTAGAGCATCTTGCGGAACTCCTTCATCGAGGCGAACGTCGCAGTGCCCTTCCGCGACAGGATCGCGAGCGGGATGTGGTAGACGGTCGCGGCCGTATCCAACGTGAACTCGCGACCCTCGATGAACTCCGAGTCCTTCGGGCTGAAGGAGCTGGGGTTCCACTTCATGCCGTCCTCGAGGACCGGCGTATCGCCCGCGTTCGCCGTGCCCGTGTGTCGGTTCGACCAGTCGGCACGGAAGCGCTCGCGGTCCTTGTCGTCCCAGACGCCGCTCTCCTCTTCCGGCGGGCGCTCGATCACACCATCGCGCTGAGCGCTGTTCTTCCAGAACCGAGCGCGATGCCGAGAGGCTTCGGAGTCCTCGTTCAGGACGTAGCGCAGCGCCTCGAGCGGCGAGACGCCGATGCGGCTGTCGATCGGGTTGTACCCGACGAAGTGGATGATGTCCTCCGGCTGGAACGTGAGGTACTTACCGGTGGTCGGGCTCGTGACGATGTACGCGCTCGCGCCGGTGAACACGTCGCCGCCGCGGGGCTGCACGAACGACGGGGGGAGGCGCAGGAGCCGTCTCTGCTGTCCCACCGTCTGCTTGAGCCAGAAGGCGTTGGCGTAGATGGCGAGATCGCTGACCGTATCCCGCATCATGTCGAAGCGTGGGGTGCGATCGTTCGGTCGATCGAGCAGCAGCTGCAGAGGATGGTCGCGCAGGTGCTCGGGCGCGTCGTCGCCGGCGCTGCGCCGATAGACCTTCAGGTTCAGTGGAGCGATCGACGACGCCAGGAACGAGACGCAGGTGCGCACGGCCGGTTGCGTGCGGTACAGCGCATCGTAGGCGACGCTCGCTGCGCTCAGGCGGATCGTCTCGACGACCTCGGGTGTGAAGTCCACGATGGCGAGATCGCCGTCACTCCCACCGAAGGGCGAGCTGTTGGCCTGCGGCGCGGGCGTCAAGCGCCGTGCCATCCTGTTCTCGATGCGTTCGAGTAGTGCCATGCTGCTCCTTATGCCTGCATGAGGCCGCGCGAGGCGTACACGCTCTTCCGCGGGGGCTTCGCGATCAGATAGCGCCGCATGGCCAGCTCGGCGGCAACGATCGAGTAGACGTTCTCGGGCGAGGCTTTCACGTCGATCCTGGTCAAACCGGCCGAGGAGTCCCGAACCCGCAGGTGCGCGACCTGCCACGCTGCCAAGGGATCCCCGCCGTGGTTGAACTCGCCGCGCGAGAGCATCCGTTCCCAGTCCACGAGCGCCGAGCCGGCTGCGTTCACTCCGATCGAGACAACCTCGACGACCTTGTCAGCGACGAGAGGCTGGACGATACCGAGCGCGTTCCCGGTGAAGTAGGCCAGCTCTCGCAGGTCGTACAGCTCTGCCGCGTCGCGGATCGTCTGCACGATCGCGTCGATATCCAGCTCGTTGCCCTCTGTGACGCGGAGGGAACCGCCCTTCTTGCTCCATTGCGTCGCCGCGCCGCTCGATCGCCGCTCGAGGTCGTCGAGTCGATCCTCGGGGATGAAGTGCTGCCAGCGAGTCCAGACGCCCTCGCCCTCCGGCGCGCGGAACACGAACGCGATCGAAGCGACGTCCGTAGCGCTCGCCGCCATGACGCCCGCCCAGCAGGGCTGCCCCGAGAGCTTCGATTCGACGACCATTCCGCTGTTTCCCTGCTGTTTCCAGCTCTCCGAGCCTGCCCAACCGACGGTTCCGCCGTCCTGCCACTGATTCAGCCGGAACATCCGGAAGCGCCGTTCCTCGCGCGGGTTCGACTGCGCGCTGATCAGCTCGTCGCGCAAGACCTGCTTCCGAAGGAAGATCCCGAGCGCGGGGTTGGCCTCGGGCCATCTGCTCTCGTCTCGCCAGTCGGCGTCGCGCGGCAAACCCTTGATGTAGACGAACCTCCGGGGATCGAGAGACGGGTCCTCAGCCACTTTCTCGCTGAAGTCGTGCTCCTGGAGCGCGAAGTTGGTGGTGTCGTCGCCGGCCGTCGTCGCCGCGATCATGAGGGGCTGCGCGCGCGTCCCGTAGCCGGTGCGCAGCGCGTCCCAGAGCTCCGAGTTCGGCTGCGCGATGACCTCGTCGAAGATGATGCCGTGGGGGTTCTGACCTAGGTTCCCCAGCGCATCCGACGCGATCACGCGGTAATACGAGCCTGTTTTGGCGTACACGATGCGCTTGTTGGTCGGATAGATGGTGAATGGCAGTCCAGATCGCGGAGGACCGCCGAGCCCGCCCAGTTCGAGCATCCGGCGAGCGACGCCGAACACGCGACCCGCCTGGTCCGTATCCTTCGCGACGCCGTAGACCTCCGCGCCCTCCTCGTCGTCGGCGCCGGTGAGGAGCAGCGCGAAACCGGCCAATAGCTCGGATTTGCCGTTCTTGCGCGCTACTTCGAGCCACGCGAGCGTGTATCTCCGCACCCACCGCTCGAGGTCGTCGGCCCAGACCTGCGTACCGAAGAGCGGCCTGACGATCTCGTCTCGCTGGAACGGCGCGAGGATGAACGGCTTCCTCGCATATGGGGAGATCGTGTGCACGAGCGCCTTCTGGAAGAATCCGACCGCGTGATCCGCGCTCTCGTCGTCGAATCGCTCGCGAACCTTCGGCGTCATGCTGCCTCGATCTCGAAGAGGGTGAGCTGCAGCCACTCGAAGCCGCAGCGCCGGCAGGTGACGTGCCAGTGCGACCATTCATCGGTCGCGCACGCGCCCCGACCGTGGAATCGCCCCCGATAGCGGTGCCGAGGGCCGCAGCTCACGACAGGTACGCCGCGCCGTCTCGCTCCGCCTGCGGCGCCTCGATCGAGATCTGAGAGCGCGACGAAGGCGTCAAACCGAACTCACGGGCAAGCGCTCGGGTCTGCGACGTCGCTTCCTTGTACACGGTCACCATCGGATTCCGCACCTCGTACTCGTCTCCCTGCTTCGAGTACGCCGTGATCATCATCCCGTGCTGCTGGATGTGCATATACGCCTGGCGAGCGAGATCGACCGAGGTGCAGTACTGCGCGAACGAGTCGCGATCCCACCACGTCAGCAGCCCCGCCTTGTAGAGGTCCGTGGAGATGCGCTTCCAGACCTTCAGCGCCTCCGTCGACAGGTAGCTCGGCGGGCGCGGCACACCCTTCTTGGTCGGCTCGATCTCGATGCCGTCCACCTTGTCGCCCTTGAGGGCTCTGAGCTTGCGCGATGCAGGCGTTGGTCCGTGTTGCGCCATAACGATTCTCCTGAAACCTAGCGATGTTGGACGGAAAGCTCCGCGATCCTGGAACCCTAGCGATTCCTCGAGGAAACCTAGCGCTCGGGACCCCGAAAGCTAGCGATTTGGGCTCGATCGCGACTGCCGATGGTGCTGGGCGGAAGGTCCGCTTGTCCTTCTT